CCGCAGCACAGCAAGCAGCATCACAGGCTGCATCTGCACAAAGTGCACAACAAGCAAGCGATGCTCAATCTGCGCTTGCTGCTGCCCAAGCACGAGTAGCTGCCCTGCAAGCACAAGCAAACAATACTCAGGCAAGTGATACTACTCCAACAAGCAGTCCAGACGCACAGGCTGCAAGTAGCGCAATAAATCAACAGCAAGGGCAAGAAATAAGCAACATAACAGATGCAAATGCTGCAAGTGCTGCTTCAATTTCACAACAAAATGCTAGTGCCAGTGCTCGTCAACAAGCAGAGTTGGCGCAAACACAAGCACAAATTACAGCAACAAATACTAATAATACTGCACAAAGCAGTGGAAGTGGAACTGCAAATAGCGAACTTAACGCAGTAACAACTAATAATGGAGTAACGCAAACTAATCCTAGTGATGCAATTCCTGTTAATCCTAATCAAACTGTTAATTCTGTGACAAATGGTACAACAGAAGATGCTGCTGGTGTCGCTGTTCAAACACAAAATAATAATACAACCTATACAGATCAACAGCCAACAGGCGGAGTGACCAACAGTCAAGGTGTTCCAGCACCATTAAGTTCTTATAACAATACTGGTAACCAACCAACAAGTAACATTACTAGCAGTGGACCAGCATCCGTTAATCAAAACTCGGCAGGCAATAATAGTTCTGGCAGTGGCGCACAATCACATCCTAGCACTAATATTCAACGCCCAAATAAACTGCACAACTATGTCAATTATACCTATCGTATTTCTATCTATGGAATACCTCGTGAAACTATTAATCAAATATATTCACAAGCAATTAGTCCTGGCAATGAACATAATCTTATGAACGGCGGTATTTTTGTTGCAAGTGATGGTGGCATGAGCGCACAAACTGCAAACAGAACATTTTTTCCAACAGATTTAACTATTGATAATTTAGAATTACAAACAATTGTCAATAGCACAGGTGATCAAACTCGTGCAACCGATGTTATTAAGTTAAAATTTGATATTATTGAGCCATATACTGTAAGTTTTTTGGCTAGATTACAAAAATTAGCAACCGCATTAAATCCAGGCGATACTAATTTTAGTTGGTCAAACAGTTTTTTTGTTATGAAAATTGAATTTATGGGTTATAATGACAATGGTCAGCCAATTGCTCCAAGCATTGGTTCTAATGGCAATGGTGAAGTTATACCAGGAACTACAAAGTATATACCATTTACTTTCGTGGGCATGAAGTTCAAGATTACTGCTAGCGGCGGAACATATAGTTGCGAAGCAATACCATCTAACGGCATGGGTGTAAGTTCACTTGATAATCAAATTCCATTTCACATTGAAACAAAAGGCGGTTCTATTGCTGATTTGTTTAATGGTACACTGGCAAGCACCACTACCACATCTACTCTAACTCGTCCTAACAGTGCCGACCAAGAACTACAAACAACAACTACACAAAATACTGTAAGTGGCAATCAAACAACTGTCACAAAAGGCATTGCCAGTGCCTTAAATGCGGGTGAAATAGAAAAAGCAAGCCAAGTTGGTGCAGGCGGTAAGAAAGCTGGGCAATGGTTGCCAAACACATATGAATTTGAATTTCATAATGAATTATTAAGTGCCAAAGTTATTGATCCTCAAACATTTAAAGATCAAAGTGTGGCCATCAGTGGCGCATCAGATGCAAATAATAAAAAACAAGGACAGACTGGTTCATTAACTATTACTACTAACAGTCAAGCATTTCGTGCCACTGCGGGAACTCGCATAACTGATTTTATTGGTAGTGTTATTACTGTTAGTGATTATATGACTGGTCAAAACACTACTAGTGGACAAGATAATCAGCCAGTAAAAACATGGAAAATTACCCCTGTTATTAAATTTGGTCCCATTGATCGTGGAACAGGTTATTATCAACGCACCACCAAATACGTAATAATGCCATATACAATGTATGGTCATGATGCACCAGGATTTGGACAAGCACCAGTTTCTCCTAATCAAATTGTAAAAACATATACCTATTTGTATAGCGGTCAAAACAAAGATGTTATTGACGCTAATATTAATTATAATATGGCTTTCTTTGAATTTCGCAATGGTGTCCCTACCAATTATATTAATAAAGCTAATGATGAAAGCGGAAATGAGAAACAACAAAGCTATACCAGTGGTGGGTATGATGCATATGGTGATGGGCGTTTCTTTAAACCTCGTTATCATTATGTTCGCGGATTGGCAGAACGCCAAAATACTGGTCCTACCACAGTTAGCGCACAAACAATTGCCGTTCAAGAATTGATGGAAAAATTGCTTGATAATCGTGGTGATATGATATCCTTAGATTTTACGATTATTGGCGATCCAGACTGGATTAGTCAAGATTATGCCTTAATGCATCCATCAGTTGTTGGCACATCGCCTTATATTGGCAGTAATGGAAGTATAAATTATACCAATCCAGTTTACTTTAATTTTTATTTTGCCACTCCTAATACTGATTATGATGATACCAGTGGCTTGTTTAATGTTAGCGGTGCATATAGTGAGTTTAGTGGAATTTATCGCACGGTTCAGGTTACAAGCACATTTAGTGGCGGTAAATTTACACAGAAATTAAAAAATTATCGTGTGCGCAATCAGCAACCACCAGCATCAACTGCTGCCAGAAGCGATAATGTACCATCACAGTCTGTAAACGCTGCAACACGAGGCGCAACAGAAAACCCAGTGGCAGAAGCAGCGACAAACACAGTTGGCGCAGTAACTACTCCTACTCCTTCTCAGCCCTCAACAAGCAATAATACTAGTACTGCAAGCGAAGATGCTGGCAATGAACTAGCGCCATACACATATGCAACAGGATCGTAATAAATGACTGACATTTTTGACCAAGAGTTTAGAAAGGCCCCTCACCATACAAAGCATGAAAGTGCAAGTGGTGTTCGCATATCGCCTGGTCCTTATGTGGGTATTGTAAAAAATAATACTGACCCACTTCGTAGTGGTAAACTTCAAGTTTGGATTCCTGAATTAGGCGGCAGTCCAACTGATGAAGGAAGTTGGAAAACAGTTAGTTACTCAACTCCATTTTATGGCGTAACCAATCATCGTGATACTAGCGGATATGCAGGACATCCTCATTCTTATGGCATGTGGTTTGTTCCTCCTGATATTGGTATTAAAGTTCTTTGCACATTTGCTAACGGAAATCCATTTGATGGTTATTGGTTTGCATGTGTTCCTGAATGGCCAAATATGTATAACTTGCCTGGCATGGCGGCATCGTTGGATGGAAGCATTCCATCTCCTGTTACCAACGGGCCAACTGATACACTAACTCCCGCAATTTTAAGCAACATTGGTCCGTTAAAAGATCAAAGTGGTAATAATTTGCGAATAGCACATGATTATCAAAAGGCTACTTGGGATGCTCAGCATTTAACCAATGATCCAGATCGTGGACCTGGCACAAGCAGTGCATTTCGTGAAACTCCAAGCAGTGTATTTGGTATTTCAACGCCTGGACAACCAATTGATTCAAGTGATCCGCAATTAAAACCAAATGTAAACGGCGACCAAGAATGGGGCGTTCGTGGTCGCAAAGGCGGACATACTTTTGTTATGGATGATGGCGATTCCAAAGGCAAAAACCAGATGTTTAGGTTGCGCAGTTCAAAAGGTCATATGATCCTAATGAACGACACCAAAGATTTTATCTATGTTATCAACAGCAAAGGAACTGCTTGGGTTGAAATTAATGCTGCTGGCGATATCAACATGTATTCACAAAGCAATGTGAATATCAAAGCAAAAGGTGGTATGCAGCTTGAAACCGATGGCGCATTAAAATTACATGGTAAAACAGTAGATATTGTAAGTGATGGTGCATTTAATATGCAAGGAACTGATATCAACATACTTGGCAGTGGCAAAACAAAGGTTACTGGCAAATCTGCTCTTCATTTAAAAGGTAAAAATACCTATCTAACTGGCGATAGTTGTATTCAAATTAAGGCAGATGGACATATTGATCTTAAAGCTGCTTGTCATACAATTAATACTGCTGATGCAACAAAGGCAGAAGAAGCAGGCGCAGGACAAAAACCAAGTAATATGCCAACCAATGAACCTTGGACAGGACATAATAGTCCAACTGCTCCAACGAGTCAACCTGCATTTGGACAAACACAAGGATTGCCTGGCGCAGCAACTGCTGGCATATTCAGTGCTGCTAATAATTTTGGTAGCAACAATGTTCAACAAAATTATGGTCCAATGACCAATAACATTCCGCCAACAACCTATACAAACAGTGCAACTAATTTTGCTGGACAAGGCAGTACTGCTGGTAATTATACTTCAAGCACTGATAGTAGTGGAACAAGTTATATTGTGGCTGGTGCAATTGCAGGCGCGGTTGCTGGCATCGCTTATGGCAGTGGTGCAAGTTTTGATGTATCTAGCATATCACCTGAAAACAACAGTGATCCAAACTTTACTACTGGTGAATTGCAGAATAATCCTGGCAATCTTCCATACAGCAGCAACGATCAATTTGCAGTTGGTTATGCAAACAGCATTGCAGTATATACTAAACCAGAAAATGGTATTGCAGCATTGGCAGTATTGTTTGATAGCTTTAATACAAGCACAACAACTATGTGTATTGATTTAATTACCAAATTCTTAAACGCAAAATCTAATCAAGACCCTAATGTTATTAATATGACTCGTTATATGAATACTAACTTAGGAATCAGTGCAACAGATCATGTGGCATTGAGTGACCCAACAACTCGTCTTGGATGGGTTGCTACTGTAATTAAATATGTTCAAAACGGTCTCATCTATACCTATGACCAATTAGTTAGTGGATGCGCATTAAGTTTAAATATCAGCAAAACAACATTCTTGAACGGATTGCAGCCTGTTACGCAACCTTGGCAAAACAATGGTGGAACTAATCCATATAGTGGATTTGTTAATCCAGCAACTACTCCAAATGTTCAAAATAACGGAAACAGTCCACTAACGCAGATTGCAACTGGTATTATTAATAATATTGTAAGTGGTGCAGCGTTTAGTGTTGGTAATTCAATTGGCAGTTCTGTTGGAAATTACTTAACTGGTTCTTCAAATTCACCATCCAATGCAGTAAGTAGCGCAGTAAATTCTGCTACATCAAATCTTGGTTTGGCCACTGGTCAATCAGCATATACATCCTATCTTGGACAAAGTGTAGGCAGTGGACAATGCGTTGCATTGGTACAAGCAGCAAGTGGTGCTGGTACTACATCAACATGGGTACCTGGCACTAGCGTAACTAGTGGCACTTTACAACCAGGAACGGTTATTGCTACATTTGGCAGTGATGGAACATATCAAAATATCTCAGGACAAAGCCACGCAGCTATTTTCTTGGGTTATCAATATGATCAAAATGGAAATGTTACTGGTATCCAAGTTCAAGATCAATGGTCTGGACAACCTTGCGGCACTCGTGTTATTCCATATGGCACAGGAACGCCAGAAAGTGGTGAAAACTTTGTTGCAGTCACGCATGATGGCAGCACACCAATTCAGGCTGCTGGTTCTCCACAGCCTATTACGCAGGATCAAGTTAATAACTTAGATGGAAATGTTCCGCTTCCACCTACTAATCCTGATTCAGTCAGTGGAAATAACCCAACAAGTGCTAACAATGTTGACAATTATGATAACAGCGGTTATCGTGATATGAGTGCAACTGGTTCTGCAAGTTCTAGCACGGATACCAGTTATCTACCAATTGAAAATTCAAATGCAGCATATACTAGTGCAAGTTCACCAACAAGTGCTGACAATGCTTATAATTATAGTCAAACAGATAACAGTTATCTACCAATTGAAAACTCAAGTCCATCATATATTAGCGCAAGTTCACCAACAAGTGCTGATAATGTTTATAATTATAGTCCGACACCAGATACAAGTTATCTACCAATAGAAAATCCTAATCCAGCATCTGTCAGTGCAAGTTCACCGACTAGTAGTAATAATTATTATAATGCTTCGCAGCCCGTAGTTGACACAACTCCAAATCGTGATCCTATTGCAAATCCAGATTCTGCTGCATATGGAGACAATTATAGTTCAACGGTTGTCAATGCACCAACTAATACGCCAACAACAGCGGTTGCTAATCCAGGCGATATTGCCACAGGTGGCGTTGGAACAGGAAATAACCAAAGTGATACTGGTTCGGTCATTGATAGTGCACAAAGTACTTCTTCATCTGCGGGCACAGCCGCGACAAATGTAGCAAATCCAGGTGACATTGCTGGCGGCGGATTTGGCAGTGGCAGTAGCGGTGGGTCAACACAACCTATTACTGGAACACAAGCTGCTCCTGCAACAGGTGGACAAACAGGCGCACAAAGTGCACCAGGCGGCAGTTCAAGTACTGGCGCTGGTGGAAAGAGTTGTTAAATACTGATATGGCATTATATAAAGGTTATAGCAGCGTAAATCGTGATTTTGGACCGTTTAACATCACTGACAATGATTTAATCGTTCAAGACCTATTGAACTATTTGAGTATACGCAAAGGCGAGAAACTTCACAATCCCGCCTTTGGTACAATTATCTGGAATAGATTGTTTGATCCGCTTACTCCTGCGTTAAAAAATGAAATAAAACAAGATATTGACCGTATTATTGCATATGACCCACGCTTTAATGTAGTAACACAAACAGTTGTACAAGAATCGCCTGATGGTCGTGGACTATTATTAAACTTTAGTTTGAGTTTTGCAACAGATAACAAAATATCTGATCTTCAAGTATTATTTGACAAGTCTAGTAATCGGCTTTATGTGATATAATAATAGTCGCATATTATTTTTAAAATAAATACTTTGAGGTTTAAAATGGCTACTAACACTCGTCAAACAAATATTTTTTCTGCGGAAGATTGGAAAAAAGTTTATACAACTTTCTCCAATGCAGATTTCCAATCCTATGACTTTGAAACTCTTCGCAAAGTCATGGTTGACTATATTAAAACATATTATGCAGAAGATTTCAATGATTTCATTGAAAGCAGTGAATATGTAGCATTATTAGACTTAATTGCGTTCATGGGACAAAGCGTTGCTTTTCGCAGCGATCTTAATGCTCGTGAAAACTTTCTTGACACCGCAGAACGCCGCGATAGCGTCCTGAAACTAGTAAAACAATTAAATTATGTTCCTAACCGCAATGTTGCGGCAAATGGATTGCTAAAGATTGTAAATGTTAATACCACAGAAAATATATTTGATATCAATGGCAATAATCTAAGCCGAGTTACAGTTAATTGGAACGATGCCAATAATGCAAGTTGGGTTAGTCAATTTACGCAAATTCTTAATGCAGCTATCAGTAGTAGCACAAAGATTGGCAAGCCATTTGCAAGCAAAACAATTAACGGTATCCGTACTGAGCAATACAATATTGCCATTCCAAATACTATTTTACCAATTCTTGCTTTTAACAGCACTATTAATGATGTTAATACAGATTTTGAAATCGTAAGTGCAAATATTACTAACACTGATACTATCAGTGAATATGATCCTGGTACTCGTGGTCAATTTGGTATGATTTATCAAAATGACAGCCGAGGCAATGCTAGTGCAAATACTGGTTTCTTCTTGTTTTTCAAACAAGGAACTTTAAACTCAACTGATTTTGTTATTACTGAAAAAGTTGCTAATCGTGTATTTCCTATTAATACAACAAATATCAACAATAGCGATATTTGGATGTATGAAATTACTAGTGGAAATATTGGAAATCAATGGACACAAGTTCCAGCAACTAGTGGTAGCAGCGCCATTTATAATAGTGTTGCTCGTGGTATCCGCACCTTATTCAGCGTAGATACTCGCATCAATGACCAAATTGATTTGATTTTTGGCGATGGAAGCTTTAGTGATATTCCACTTGGCACATATCGTTCTTATTATCGTGTATCTAATGGATTAACTTATCGTATTACTCCAAGTGATATGAGCAGCATTTCTGTTGCAATCCCTTATATTGATGTTACAGGTAAACCACAAACCCTAACAATCAGTGCAAGTCTACAATATACTGTAAGCAATTCTTCTCGTCGTGATTTAACAAGCGAAATTAAACAAAAGGCTCCACAAGCCTATTATACACAAAATCGCATGGTTAACGGCGAAGATTATAATACATTTCCTTATACTTCTTATAGTGATATTGTTAAGGTAAAGAGTGTAAATCGTTATGCCAGTGGTGTGTCTCGTGGACTTGATATCACTGACCCAACTGGCAAGTATACATCAACCGATCTTTATGGTCGTGATGGTGTATTATACAAGAATACCTATAATCAAGCATTTGACTTTACTTTTAATAGCCGCAATGATGTTATTGATGTCATCAATAAGAAAGTTCTGCCTGCTATTCAAGATTATCCAATGCGTCATTTCTATTTTGAAAACTATACGCCATTGGATTTTACTGTTCTATATCCAACTGTATGGTCACGCAGCACAGATGATACAACTACATCAACTGGTTTCTTTTTAGATGCAAATAATATTGCAAATGGACCACAACAGATTGCAAATTCATCTACCAGTTATCTTAAATTTTTACAAGTAAACAGTTTAATTAAGTTTGTTGCTCCTACTGGACAATATTTTGATGCAACCAATACTTTAATTACTGGCACTCCAGTGCTATCAACTGATAGAACTTTTATCTGGGCAAGTATTCAAAGTATTACTGGCAGTGGCGCATCTACTGTATTGGTTGCTGGTCGTAATATTGGTGCAGTTACCTTAAGTGAAAGTATTCCAAGTAATGCTATCGTAAGTCAGGTTTATGTTTCTTTCGCAACTACTTTCCAATATTCAACTATTAACACAATGGTAACTTATATTCTTAATAAAACCCAATTTGGTTTGATTTATGATTATAATAAAACTGCTGGTCCAAATGATCCTTGGACTATTATTCCATATGTTGATGTTAATACAACAAATCCATTCAATCTTGCTAGTCAATATACAAATAATGATAGCAGTTGGTTGCTATTGTTTACAACAGATGGACAGAAATATACAGTTAAATATCGTCAGTTAGATTTTGTATTCGGCAGTGCTAAGCAAGTTAGCTTTATCAGCACCAATCCAGTAGCAGTATATGATGCTGCAACTAATACATTAGTTCGTGACAATATTAGATTGACAACCGTAAACAGCGGTATTAGCAAAGATGTTAATATGAATGTTTATAAAAATTATTTGACTACTGATGGTTATAGTGACAGCAGTCGCATTTATGTAACATATCCTATTAGTTCAACGAGTGGTTTGCCTACTGATCCAGATATTTTTGCTGAAACAAATACAACCAACAGCTTGGCATTTTATCAAAAGTATATTGATAGCGATAATCTTGTTCGTTTTCAATTGATGCCAACTGGCGCAGTTGTCGCAATTTACAATACAGTTACTGATATCACTTATGTTCGCAATAATTTTCCAGTTGGAACTGTATTTTACGCATTGGTAGATCAAATGTTCTATCAAATTCAAAGTGTTAATGATGTAAACACTGTTGTTAGCGTTAACAATTCTTACCTAGTGTTCTCTGGTCGTCAAGATTTAGTATTTGAATATGAGCATAATGCTGAGAATACTCGTCGCCTTGATCCAGCAGCAACTAACTTAATTGATACCTTTATCTTAACTCGTGCTTATGATGAAAGCTATCGTAACTATGTGTATGATAATACTAATACTGTAGCAAAACCTGCTAACTTAGATAGTGTTCAGCTTAATAGCAGCTATAGTGGATTGTTTAACTATAAGATGCTTAGCGACGAGATGGTATTAAATCCAGGCATTTATAAATTATTATTTGGTGCAAAAGCTGATGTTACTCTTCAAGCTAATTTCCAAATTATTAAAAATGCAAATACTACCTTAAGCGATACTGAAATTAAAAGTCGTGTAGTTGATAGTATCAACTCATACTTTAGCTTAGACAATTGGGATTTTGGCAATACATTCTATTTTAGTGAATTAGCAGCTTATCTACATCAACAGCTAAGCAGCTATATCAGTAGCGTCGTGTTAATTCCAATCGGAAGTAACAATTATTTTGGCAGTCTCTATGAAATTCGTTGTGAACCTAATGAAATCTTCTTAAGTGCAGCAACAGTAGATAATATACAAATAGTTCAAAGTGTTCTCAGCGGCATTAATTCTGCTGGCGTTCAGTTATATCAGGGATATTAATAAATGGCAAAGCGTAAAAGTGTAAACTTTTTACCACAGGTTTTTAACACTCTTTCTAATAAAAGATTTTTAAATGCTACTATGGACCCACTAATTCAGGAACCAAGCCTGAAAAAGATGTATGGTTATATTGGTCAACAAGATCAAAGCCCTGTTTATACTACTGGTGATTATTATATTAACGAAAGCGATAGTTACAGTCAGTTCTATCAATTAGAACCAGGCGTTGTTATTAATAAACGTCAACTAGGAACAAATACCTATAAAGTAAACAATGTTTATAGCTATGTTGATATCTTAAACCAAATAAGTGCTGATGGCGGTATCAACAATAATCATGATCGTCTCTTTACCAATCGTTATTATAGCTATAATGGATTCGTAGACCTTGACAAGCTAACAAACTATCGTCAATATTATTGGGTTCCTGGTGGACCATTAACTGTTGATGTTACTGCCGATACTGTATCAACTCAACAAGATTTCTTTATTCATCGTAATAGTTATATTGCCAATAATGAAACAGAATTGCAAAGTGCTGCACTTGGTGAAACTGGTTATAGCGTAGATGGATATAATAATGTTATCAACCCTACTTTAACATTGGTTCGTGGCGGAAGTTATAATTTCCATGTTAATCAAGGCACCCAGTTTTGGATTCAAACTGAAACTGGAACAAGTGGCGAAAGCAGTGTTCAAAATAATATTTCTACTCGTGATGTTATGGGTGTTTCTAATAATGGCGATGAAAGTGGTATTATAACATTTACTGTTCCGCTAAGCACTGCCCAAGATTATTTGATTAACTATCCAGCAATATCACAGCAAGTAGATATTATTGTTGATGGAATTACATATGACCAACTTCAAGGTCAAAATTATGATAGCTTCATTCAATCAAATAGTTTAGATGGCGTTCGTTCGTTTGACGGCAAATTCGTAGTCTTTACAAGTTTAACTGGATTTACTGGCGTAGATAGTTCACAATTTGGTGGTGTTTGGCAAATCAATGTTGATAATAATTCAACTTTGCCTGATATGGTTACTCCAAATCCAGATTATAGAAATATGAATTTAACTTATATCGCTCCTTGGACAAACCTTTATAAAGTGTTTGTTGGACAAGGCGATGTATATGGACATGTGTATGCTTACAAAAACAATGTTGGCGTAATTACCAAGTTCCCAACCCTAAGTGCTGCTCAAAGCGTTCTTTATTATGTTGATGCAACAAATCCACTTGTTTATGGTGAGATTCGTCTTGTTGATCCAACTCCTAATAGTTTGCTAAATGTAAACGATATTATCGGTCGTGTAAATTATACTAGTCCAAATGGCGTTAAGTTTACAAGCGGATTAAAAGTTAAATTTACTGGTTTGGTTGTTCCAAGTGAATATCAAGGCAATGAATATATCGTTGAAGGCGTTGGCACTAGTATTAGTCTCATAAAATATAGTGATCTTGTTACACCAGAAATTATTAACACTAATCTTGGAAGTTCGTTTGGCAATGGTCAAGGCTATGATGCTAATGGTTCAGGTTTTGATGGAACTTCCAACAGCCCAGAAGAAAAAGATTATGTTACTATCAATCGCGCAAGTGTTGATGGCAATAGTTGGAGCCGTAACAATCGTTGGTTCCATCATGATGTGCTTCAGTATGCTGCTGATTTTAACAATACTAATTATAGTTTTGATTCTAATCAACAAGCAAAGCGTCCTATTGTTGAATTTTTACCTAATTTAAAACTTTTTAATTATGGCGTAAATTATCGTGGACCTGTTACTGTTATTGATACTACAACAACTGATGCTTTTTCACAAATTGAAGGTCAAAATCCACAAGCAACATCAAAATATTATACTGATGGTATCCCATTATTGAATAATAGCTTCCGATCTCTGTTGTGTTTACACAGGATACTAATCCAACAGTAAGAAATACTATCTATAAAGTTCAAAACAATAAAATTCATAGTTATAATAATTTTAATATTAGAATTGTTGCATTTAGTGCTGCTGGCACAAATATCATTTATGTAAATGATTTAACTAATCTATATGTTGGATTAAAAGTTACTGCTGGTAGCAGTTGGACACAAAGTGCTATTCCTAACAATACCTATATTACAGCGATTGACGATATAACTGGTGCTATAACTTTAAGCAAAAATTTAACAGATAATATATCTCCATCTAGACTTATTCCTGCCACGACTGCAATTGGTTCAACAGTAGCTAACACACCATATTATAATGTTCAAAAATTAGTAACTGTTCCGCTAAGCATCGGATTTAATACTTTTACTGTATATGATATAAGTTATCTTTCCGTTGGCCAGTCAGTGACTGGAACTGGTGTTCCTAATAATACAACTATCACAAGTATCGTTGCACAATCTGATCCATCAGGTGCTACTACTCCTTGGCAAATTACTGTTAGCAATAATTTTACTGTCAATGCAACAGAAACATTAACCATTGCTTCGGCTGGTGTTATTGGTATAAGCACTGGTCAGATAGTAAACGATACAAATACTATTAATCCAGCGATTCCTGCTGGCATTGCCGTAGGCTCAATCGTTGGCGGAAATATTCATCTTGGCTCAGTTAATGCGCCTTCTAATGCTACTTTAACCGAAAACAATGTTGTGTTTGCATTTAATAATCCTGTTGATACAACAGATTATACTGTATTGACATTTAGCAGCGACAGTTACCAAATACATTTGGTTCCTTCTGGAACGGTAAACAATGGCGATACAGTCATTGCTATGGAAGGTGTATCAAATCAAGGTAACATGTTCTATTACATTGATGGAAATTGGAATCTGGCACAAGTTCGCAATAGTCGTCCACAGTTTCCACTATTTGATGTTATTGATAGCAACAGTTATAGTCTTGGTGACCATTCAGTATATCCAAGCAGTAACTTCAAAGGCAGCAAGCTATTTGGCTATGCTATTGGAACTGGCACTCGTGATAGTGAGTTAGGTTTTCCACTGGTTTATAAGAGCATTGGTAATCTTGGCGATATTGTATTTCAAAATTACTATCAAACTGACTCATTTGATTATAACTTGAATCAGGTTGATACAATTAAGAATGTAAACATTGGTTATGGCGCAATCATCAATAGCTATGATAATTATAATTTTGCCAATGGTTGGTATAAAGTAGCTGATAAAAGCAAGCAATATATTACAAAAACTTTTAATGCATCAGATATATCCTTAAACAATTTTGATTTGGGTATTGTGTATGAGAATAGCTATTATGAAAATAATGTGTTTGTTTACATTAATGGCAAACTTCAAAATCAAGACACTTATACTTTAAAAACTAGTTCAACCACAAGTGTGATTGTTCTTAACCAAAATTTAAATGTTGGTGATCGTGTATTCGTCAAGATTTTCGGCACAACTTCTCAGTATAAACAAACTTATACTATGCCTAGAAATCTTACAAATAACAGTGATAATACTGAATTTACAAGTATTACTCTTGGTCAATTACGCAATCATCTTATTGAGATTGGCGATAATTTATTAAATCTTGTTGGTGAACCTGCTGGTTCTAACAACTTCCGTGACTTAAACTTTAATGATGTTGGTGGAAAACTGCTACAACATAGTGCAAGTTTAAGACCAGCATCGTTGTTATTAGCTAACAATGATGTTGATCCAGTCCAAATTATTCGTTATGCTGCGGATAGTTATACAAACTTTAAGAGTCAACTTCTTGATTATATTAGCAACACTCAGTTTCCTGATCCTAATAATTATCGTGCAAGTTTAGATTTAATTCTATCACAATTTACCGCAGTTGCTAATGGTGGTTCTCCATATTATTATACAGATATGGCTCCTAGTGGCACAGATTTTATCAAGAGCACTTACACTGTTCAAAATACAACTTATCGTAGCTTTAACTTTACACAAAGTTTTGCCGATGATATTAAGCAATATACTGCTGCAATGATTTATTTGAATGGCATTTTGCTCATCAAGAATCATGATTATACTATCAATAATAAGGTTGTTACAATTTCATCAACGGTTGCATTAAATCGTGGTGATGTTATTGAAATTAATGAATATGCTAGCACTGTTGGTTGTAACATACCTGCAACTCCAACTAAGCTTGGTATCTATCCAAAATATGAACCACAAATTGTCACTGACAGTACCTATGTTACACCAACTGTTGGTATTATTGGGCATGATGGAAGCTTTACTGCTGCATGGGGCGATTATCGTGATCATATTCTTCTTGAATTTGAAAAGCGTGTTTATAATAATATTACAACAACCTATGCTAACAGTAGCGATACTGGCTTAAACAGTGTTATTCCTGGTGCTTTCCGTAAGACTGATTATTCAATTGATGAGTGGACTCAACTACTTGCACCAGCATTTCTTCGTTGGAGCAATATCAACAATGTTGATATCTTTACAAATAATACTGTAACAAACAATGAATTTACTTGGAATTATAGCAGCGGCACTGATAAACTATTCTTTAATAGTGTACCTGGTAACTGGCGCGGTATCTACAATTATTTTTATGATACTGATAAGCCTCATACAAATCCTTGGGAAATGCTTGGCTTTGCTGAACAACCATCTTGGTGGGAATTGCGCTATGGTCCAGCACCCTATACAAGTGCAAACAATGTTCTATGGGCTGATCTTGAATTAGGATTTATCTATGGCGGTAATCCAAATGCAAGCTATATTGACAGTCGTTATAGCCGTCTTGGTCTAAGTCAAATCATTCCAGTTGATGAACATGGCAACTTGCTATCTCCTAATTTCAGTGTAATTGGAAGCTTTGATGCTAATCTTGCAACACAAAATTGGCGAGTTGGTGATCAAGGTCCAGCAGAAACTGCATGGCGTCGTAGCGTAGATTATCCATTCGCTGTTCAAATTGCATGGTTCCTTGCTCGTCCAGCAGAATGGGCTGCGTTAAATTATAATACTCGTGATCTAACTTATAACAGTATTCTTGATCAAATTATCAATAGCAAATCAAATAGTCGTGTATTTGATTTCTCTGTTACATCTTCAAGTGATTATATTCCAGGTTACAATGTATGGTTAAGAGATTATCTTACTAGCAATAACTTAGATGTAACTGAAAACTGGCTTAATGTTGTTAATAACAGCACATTCAATCTTGTTTATAAGATGGGTGCATATACAGACAAGAGTTATCTAACTATTGTTGCTGACCAAGTTAGTCCACAAAGCACTAATAGTAGTGTTATTATTCCACAAGAAAATTACCGTGTCAAGGTTACTAAGAGTGCTCCTGTTTCTCGTGCAATTTATAGCGCAGTTATTGTTCAAAAAACAACAGATGGTTATCAAGTCAATGGGTTTGACAAAGAACGCCCATATTTCTTGACGATTCCAAGTCTCGTTAGCAGTAACAATTATGGTATCACTGTTGGAATTGATACTGCTGTTATCTATTTGGATGCAGCCGCAGGAATTGTTAGCTATCCATATGGAACTATCTTTAATACAAAGCAACAAGTTGTTGACTTCTTAGTAAGTTATGGTCGTTATCTTGAATCACAAGGTTTCTCATTCCAAGAATTTTTAAGTGATAACAATACTAAGCAAGATTGGACTCTTGCTGCAAAAGAATTTTTGTTCTGGGATCAACAAGATTGGGGCAATAGCACAATCATTAGCTTGACTCCAACTGGAACAAACATCAATTTTAGCAGTTTATTTGGTCTTGTTGATACAATTTCAAATACTAATAACTATACTAAAATTATCAATAGTGATAATGTTACCTTAACTGGTCGTGATTATCGTGTATATCGTGAAGATAATAACTTCTCAGTTACATTAAAGAACGCTCAAAAAGGTATTCATTTATTAGATATTACTGTTGTTCAATATGAACATACTCTTATTTTTGACAATACTACAGTGTTCAATGATATTCTTTATGATGAGCAAGCTGGCAGTCGTCAGTTCCGTTTGCGCATTGATGGCAGTAAAACACAGGATTGGAATGGTTCACTTTATGCGCCAGGTTTCTTTGTCAATATAAGCGATATTCCTGAATGGTCTGCTTATACAGATTATTATACTGGTGATATTGTGCTATTCAAAACACAATATTTTGCTGCTCAAAACTTTATTCCAGGCAGTGCTACATTTAAAAGCAGTGATTGGTATACAATCAATGGAAATCTATTAGGCAAAGACCTTATTCCAAATATGGCAAGTGGGGCTGCACAATTTACTAATTTCCATGATCCAGATGCAACTGATCTTAACAGTGCCGCCGATGCATTAAGCAAAAGCGAAACTGGATTTAGTCCTCGCCAATACTTTACTGATCTTGGTTTAGATACAACTACTCAATATAAGTTCTATCTTGGAATGATTGCACAAAAAGGAACACAAGCTGTTTTTAATGCATATCTTCGTAACAAACAGAAGCGTATTGACAGTGATATTACATTAAATGAACAGTGGGCAATTAAACTTGACAACTATGGCGGAAATAATGATACTGACAAGTTAGAATTTAATATTGGTAATGCAATAGCTATCAATAGCCAATATCTATTTCAACTTATCAATGAAACTGATTCTCGTCCATCAGATTATAATGGCGTTAAACCAAGCGACTTGCTTTATAAGCCAAGAAAGTATAATACTGATATTTTCTCACTTGATTCTCCTCATAAACAGATTATACCAACTGCTGGTCCAGTTAACACAAATGATGTTTCTGCAACAGTATTTGATATTTCTAAAATCTTTAATATTAGTGCACTTAACACTATATTGGGAGAAGGAAGTAAAATTTGGATTGCAGCAGATAGCAGCAATCAATGGGGAGTATATCGTTTAAGTCAAACTAACATTTTGGCAGTAACATATGTAAATCCAATAAGTCCAACTGAATTACAATTCACTACCAGCGCACCACATGGTTTAGCAAAGTATGATTATGTCATGCTTAAAAATGGACAATTGCTAAGTGCACAAAGCACAAGTGGCGTTGTTGACATGAGCGGATTTTATAGAGTATCCAGTGTTAATGGCAATACATTTAATGTAAAGATTACTAATAATGTTAAAGTTGGAACTGGTAATCTAAAAGCATCTCTATTCAAACTTATCAATGTTCGTTATGCAACAAGCAATGATTTTGCTAACTTCACTCCTGTTCGTGGATGGAATACTGGCGAAATTGTTTATATTGACAATGGGCCTGATGGTTATAATGTTCTACAAAATACAAATAATTGGGCATATAATCAAACTAAGAGTCCAGTGTTTACATCTCCAAGTGACAACTATGGCAGCAGTGTAAAGATTAATCATAATCAAGGATTTGCCGTAGTTGGCGCAAGCCAAAAAAATACTAGTGGTAGTGCTTTTGTTTATGGCAAAAATCAAGATAATACTTGGCAAGAATTTGGTGTATTGACACCAGATAGCCGTATTCGTGGTTTTGGTAGCAATGTAGATATCAATGTAAACAATATTGCCTTTATTAGTGCTCCTACTGGACAAAAAGGCGTTGTTTATGTAGCCAATGTTAATAGTCAACAAATTGCGCTAAGCCAAGCTATTCACTATGATAATCTGTATGCTATTAGTGCAGGATTCTCACAGTCAAACAATAATATACTCTTATCAACTGTCTTTACTTTTGATAGCACTGCTAATATTGCTGGTCAAGCTAGTTATAGCTTAAGCAACTTTGCTGTTGGAATGGGCGTCGGCGGTGCTGGTATACCAAGTGGAACAAAAATTACTAGTATTACTCCAGTAGCAGCTACTAACACTATTGTTGTTAATAAAACTAACAGTGTTCATATTGGTGACACTGCTACAATCTTGCAATCTAACAGCAGTATTTTTACTACGCTGTATGCAAATATTGCAAGTAGCAATGCTAATGTTTATATTGGCAATGTTGGACAGTCTATTACTGGCATTTTGGCAAACACAATGCCTGTATTAGGCAATGGTATTCCAGTTGGAACATATATTAAGAGCATTAGTAATATTACTGGTTACAAAGTTCTTACATTAAGTAGCAATGTAACTATCCCAAGTGGAAATCTTCTTACTGTTGTTAATAATAATTCAAGTGTTATCCAAAGCGGTGTTACGAGTGTAACAACTACTGGCAACAATTACTTTATTATTAGCGGCGCTCAAAGCACTTATCTTGTAGCGAATGGACAACCGATTATTGGTTCTAACCTTGCAAATGGTACAGTGATTTCTAATCTTGCAATTGGACCAGCATTTAACATTCTTGGTGTTAACAGCAATGTTAATTTAAGCAATAGCGAAAAGATTGCAATCTATCCAAATGTTCAACCAACAAGTAATTTTGGTTATAGCATTAGTGCAAGTGGTGATGGAAAATGGCTATATGTTGGTGAACCTGTTACTAACAGTGTTTATGTTTACGAGTATGCAAATCTTGCAACAAGTACATCAACTCGTATAGGCGATGGACATACAACAAGTTTCTCATATCCAATCGGCGCTCCTTCAACTGCTAGTGCAAACGATATTAAAGTTTATGTCAATGGAATCTTAAATGTTCCAAATCTAGACTATATCAAGACACCAGGTCAAACTGTCATTACATTTGATACTCCGCCAGCAGCTAATGCAGCAATTTTAATAAGCTATGAAAGTCATTATGTTGAAACAAATCGCATTGTGACTGATGATCCACAAGCTAGCATGTTTGGTGCAAGTGTAAGCACCAACTATGATGGAAGTGTGGTTGTAATTGGTGCTGCAAACAGTGCAGCAACATTCAGCACAACTTTCACCAATGCAGGCAAAACTTATATCTATGACCGCACTGCTGAAATCTTCACTGCTGATGGATTGACAACAACATTCCAATTAAGCAATGCTTTTGCTAACCTAACAACTATTACTACTCCGACTTTGGTTACCAATCCTGCTGTTACAGTTGATGGCATTGATGATACTGCAAATGCAACATTCAATTTAGTTGCTAATCAAGTGACATTGGCAACTGCGCCACAAAGTGGCAGCATTGTTCGTGTTGAAACAAATCAGTTTATCAATACAAAAATTGCTACAACTGATGTTGGTCAGCAAAATAGCAGCTATGGAACTGCTGTTAAAGTATCTAATGATGGCAGCAGCGCATTTTCATCTGCAACTGGTTATGGATTAACAAGCAGTCAAAATGGTGTGATATTCTATCTAAAAAATATCCCACAACAATATGGTGCTGCGATTGGAACACAGTCAAACTTTACAATGATTGCTAATAATGCTGTTCGTATTAATGATTATCTTGTTACCTTTACTGGTGGCAGTGTTCAGCAAACCGTAACAGATATTAATAATGTTAATATTCCATATGTAACCGCAAGTGTTCTTGCTAATAATGCCATTTCTATTTCAACAAGCGATACTGTAAGTGCAGTAAAACTTCGCTTGCGCAATGAAGTTGGTAACCCATTAACATTAATGGGCATTACTCAGTGGCAAACTATTCAACGCTTGAATAATCCACTTGCACAAGATACTGCGCACTTTGGCGAAATCTTAAGTCTAAGTGCAGATAGCAATACTCTTGTTGTTGGAAGTACCCTAAGCAATACCAAGACACGAGTAACATTTGATAAAGCAATAACAACTTTTGATGGCGCTGGTCTACGATTTATTGACACAGTTTATCAAAGCGGTGCCGCTCATGTTTATGAATATCAAGCTGTTACTAATGAAAACTATGCAAGCTATGGCAATTTTGCTTATGCAACTCTCTTAAATGATCAGTTTGCTAAGAGTTATGATCGTTATGGAAGCGGCATTGATATCAGTGATAACTTTATCATGGTTGGTGCTCCTCATGCAAGTATTCTTAATAATTCTGTTGGTGCAATGTATGTTTATTATAATCAAAATGCTCAACCAGTATGGCAAAGTATTCGCAGTGGCGGCGTAGATTATGATAGTCGTAAGGTTAATCGTGTATATCTATACAATAGCACTACTGCAAAACTTATTGCTGACTTGCCAGTATATGATTTAATCAATGGATTCTTGCCTAATGAAAGCGAAAGTTATATTGATTTTGTCATTAACTATGATCCAGCAGTTTATAACAAAGTTCCTACTAATGTCAGCTTCTCTTATGATCGTAAAAACGCATGGGGTAAAGAAAAATTAGGAAAACTTTGGTGGGATACTAATAGTATCAAGTATTATGATAATACTCAAGGCAAAATCATTGACAGATTTAACTATTGGGGACTTGCTTTCCCAGGCAGTAAAGTAAATGTTTATGAATGGGTTGAAAGTCTTGTTCCTCCAAGTCAATATGTTGGAAGCAATGCTAACAATACTCCACTTTATACTATCAATGATGTTTATACTAGCGCCGTTGAAATTGACAGTGGAACTGGACAAGCTGTTACAAAGTATTATTTCTGGGTAAAGAATAGCACTTTAACCAATGATATTCGTCCAAGTGCACTAGAAATTCAAGGCTACCTAACCGTGCCTCGTGCAAGTAGCGAACCATTTGCTGCAATTATTAGTCAGGATTCTATTGCTGTGTTTGGTGCTTCAAACTTAATAAGCGTTGATACAAATCTTGCGATTGAATACAAAGATGTGTTAAAGCCACAGTTAGTTCATAGTGAATGGACTATGTTTGATGATGGCAGTGATCTTGGTGTTGCAGATGAGTTCTTGAATAAACTTAGCGACAGCTTAACAGGACAAGATGTCAGTGGAAGAATTGTTCCAGACCCAGTGTTGCCAATAGGACAAAAATATGGCATGAGTGTTATGCCTCGTCAAAGCCTATTCAAGGAACAATTTACTGGTCGTCAATTGTTTATTGAAAATATCAATCAGGTATGCCAAACATTTCCTATGGTATTGACTCGTGGAGATGCAGTAGCTGCATTAAATTACTTTGAACCATTGCCAGATTCATCACAGTATACAACAAAGGTTGCCAACATAACTGAACTAGGTTATCTTGACAAGAATGTATATAAAGCAGGTGATTTTGTTTTAGTTGTAAACGATAGCAGCAATTATACAAATGGTTGGAGTTTATATCAACTTAATGTAGTGTTCCCGAATACAAGAACTTGGGAACTTGTGCAAGTTCAAACTTACAATGTAAACAGTTATTGGACTTATACTAACTGGTATAGCACAAAGTATAATGCTTCAATTCAACCAACTCATACAGTATCAACTGAAAATGATATTGCCAATCTAACACTTAATGTTAATGATATTATCTATGTCACTAATAGCACTGCTGGTGGTTGGAAGTTGGTATTGGTTAATTCTAATAACCTAGAATTGCTTGCGCAAGAAAATGCCACAATCCAATTTACTAGCAGCTTATATGATCTTGTAGCAGCAAATCAAGGTTTCCAAACTAGCAGCTTCCAAAATGTAGGCTTTGATGCTGATAGTAATCTTGAATTTAGTTATATCTTTAATGTGATCAAAGATAAGATGTTGATCAACGAATATCGTCCTAATTTTAAGGCAGCGATTAAGTTGATGATTGATACTATTGCAACTCAGCATCAACAAACAGATTGGATGATGAAGACTTCATTTGTTGATATCTATCATCGTGTTCGTGGACTAGATCAGCTACCAGTTTATCTGCCACAACCAGAATCTACTGTTACAGATTTCTTTAGTGAAGTTAAACCTTATCATACAAAACTTAAGCAGTATATTGCTATCTATGATAATAACAATGCAATTGATTATGCTTATGCAAGTGCAACTGACTTTGATTTGCAACCATATAAGAACAGTATCATTAATAAATATCGCAGTCCACAACTTGGCAACAGTCTTGATACAACTGCATTGAGTTCACAAGCTGTTTATCAACCATGGGTTAACAATCATACATATAGCGTTAAGTTTATTGGTATAACCAATGGCGGCACTGGATATGATGGCACCACAACTGTTACTATTATTGGTGACGGAACTGGTGCAACTGCAACGGCATATATTGTAAATGGTTCGGTTAATAATATCCTAGTTACAAATCCAGGCACTGGATATACCTATGCAACAGCATATATCTATGGAATTGGAACTGGAGCAACTGCAACTGTTATTGTTGGCAATGGACTTGCTCGTACCTTTAACACATATATTAAGTATGATCGTTATACATACTTTAATAATATTCAAGATTGGTCAGCAAATACTGTTTATACAACAGATACAATTGTAGTATATAAAACAGAACCATATCGCGTAACTGTTGCTCATACTAGCGGAACCTCGTTTGATGCAACTAAATTTGTTGCTCTTGTGGTAAAAGTTTGGTATCCAGAAACAAGTTATGCAATCAATGATATTGTCATTTATCAAAACAATAGCTATGTTGCGACTCAAAACTTTACAAGCGGAGTCAATTTTGATAGCACTGTAAACAATTATAGTTTACAATATTGGAATCCAAATACAAGTTATACTACTAATAATATAGTGTTTAATTCCAATAATTACTATTCTCCTCGTGCAAATTACACAAGTAATAGTGATATCAATGGAGACATTTACAACAGTTTATTCGTAACTGTTTCCACAACTGCATCTAATTATGTTATAACTGTTACCAATACAAATGGTATCGCAGTTGGTCAATATGTAACTGGTGCAGGTGTTGTTGGCGGCAGTCAAGTAACTGCCATAAGTGGCAATGGTGTAACTTTAAGTGCACCAGCCACTTCAACAGGAACAAATGTTATCATATTCTATACTGGTAATCTACAACTTACTGCTGTTAATCTTGTGCCATATACTGGTATGTGGCTTGATAATGCATGTGATCGTGTATGGGCATACTATTCTCCAATGTCTGGCATGGCTGGTCGCGATCTTGCTCAAGTAATGACAGGCATTGAATATAGTGGCAACCAAGTTATTGGTCCAACATTTACACAAACACCTGGCTATGATGTTAACAACTATGATTATATTGCTTATGATTATGAAACATTTGATGCAGAGAATGTTGCAAATACATTTGGACCACAGGCAGAAGATACTTATATTCAAAGTTTCTTCACCGATAGTGGTCTAGGATTGCGCCCACAGGATATTAATGTTGTTGGTGGAGACTTCTATGATGTATACAGCAGCCATGCTCCAGAAGAATTTATTCCTGGTCAAGTATTGGATACTGTAGATATTAAGGTTAAAACCCTACCAATTACCAACGGTGGTCCAGATATTAAAATCTTTACAGTAAACTATACTGGTTTGCAAACATTTAGTTTTGATCCTAATATTACTCATGTTTCTTATCCAGTTGGTGGTATTGAAAAGTTTTATATTGTTGATTCAACTATCGGTCCTATTGCCGAAACATTGAATTATACTGTGAATTATCAAGCAAAGACAATCACTGTAAACTATATTCCACAAAACGGTACATATTTTTATGTTATGATGATTGGTGCCAATGGCGTAAATCCACTATATGACCAAGATTTCACTGCTGATGGTATTCAAACTGATTTTGATATTCCTGACTTTACAACATCAACTGTTGGACAAGCATATGTCAAGGTCAATGGTGCAGTTGTAACTAATTGGAGTTTGGTAAACAAGTTAGAGAATGGTAATACTGTATTGGCTGTAAGATTTACAGTTGCTCCTGCTGCAAATGCTTTTGTTCAGGTTCATCTGTTTAATGTTGCAGTTGGAACTCGTGCGTATAGCGAATGGTATGAACAATCATTCTCTATTCCAGTTGCAAGTTATCCAACTGGATACAACTTTACTCTTACAAATCCAGAAATCTACAATGAACCTATTAGCAGTTATGCGATTGTAAGATTGAATGGCAGTGATTTGTTGCCTCCGCAACAAAGCTATTATATTGGTGATGGAACTACTTCAAACTTTAGTATGACTAATACTTGGTTAGAAACTATTGCCAACATTGTTGATGCTGAAACTATTGTGTTAGTAAATGATGTTGTTAAAGTAAACAATATTGATTATACCATTTATCATGATCCATTAAACATGGCAATGCCAGTTGTTCAATTTACAGTTGCTCCGCCAAGCGGAAGCACTATTGTAATCAGTGACAGCAGCCAAAGCGATTTCAAGATTTATAATGGCAATCAACTTGTGCTAAGACCAAATGTTGTTATTGCTAACAACAGCGTATTAACTGTGCTAACACAAGGCAATCATAATTCAAATAATCAATATACTAAGTTGTTTAGTGGTAGCACAAGCAATACTACTGTTGTTGATAATGGTCTTGATACAACTGGATTTGATGCGGTTGGTCTTGATGCTGAATATAGTAACTTTATCAGTGGTGTTTATTATACATTGCCAAATGCTGTAACTAATATCAATGAAATATATATTACTTTAAGAAATACTGGAATGACTGGCGGTATAACCCTATTGCCATATCGTGACTTTATTCTTGGCACACCAACTACTATATTACTTAATTCATTGTTGAATGTTAGTGCGACCAGTGTTATTACAGTTCGCATATTTGGAACGCCAGTGCGTGAACACACAGTAGAGTTCCGTATATTCAAGGATATGCGTGATAATACTCGTTATTATGCTCTTCGTTCTATCCAAACTTCTCTTGCAGCTAACTTGGCTCCAAGCGATCAATGGATATATGTAAATGATGCAAGTGTTCTGCAAAGCCCACAATTGAATACAAATAATGCTGGCATTATCTTTATCAATGGTGAGCGTATTGCTTATGGTGTTGTTGATTCAATTAACAATCGTTTAGGTCAACTGCGTCGTGGTATTAGCGGAACAGGAACACCCTCACTTCATCAGAAGGGAACTCTTGTTAGTGACAATGGAAGCACATTGGAAATTCCAAATAGTCGCGATACATATAATACAGTTTCTGCAAATACCTATATAACTGGTGCACCAAGTGTTAAGTTTATTACCGCCAACTCATATAGTGGTTCTAGCGTTATTTCGGTGACCGATGTTAACAATATCGCAGTAAATCAGCTAGTTTTTGCTGGCATCAGTGGAGTAATTCCTGCCAATACAACGGTAACTGGTATATATAAAGGTAATAATACAGTTAGCTTAAGTGCAAATCTAACGTCTGATCTAACTACTAATTCAGTTGGTAATGTCTTGTTGAGTAATAGTGTATCATTCGTTACAAATATTCTAGTAACTGCTAACAGCACTATTAAACAAGGCATATCATTTACTAATCTAGGTGAAAGTATACAGACTAGTTCAACAAGTTATGCACAATTTATTAGGGCGCAGTGATGAAAAAACCAGAGATAATTAAACCAATAAATACTAATAACAATAAAAGTGGAAATGAAAAGATGAGTCGTCCTAATGAGACAGGTGGAATTGCCCTAAGTGGTCATATTAAGATTTTTGATCCCAATAGTGGAGAAGTATTTGTAAATAAGCGCAATGCTATTCATTATGAAAATTTCTCACTTGGTCTTGCGCAAAGTATTAGCAATAGCCAACAGGGTTGGATTAGTGAAATGGCATTTGGTAACGGCGGAACATCCGTAGACCCAACTGGCGTTATCACATATCTACCAACAAACACAACTGGTAGCAACAGTTCTCTTTATAATCAAACCTATTACAAGGTTGTAGACAATTATAGCAACTATAATACTGATCCAACTCGTAACAATATTAGTATTCGTCATACCGCTGGTACTGTTTATAGTGATATCTTTGTTACTTGTACGCTAGATTATGGCGAACCAAGTGGTCAGCAAGCATTTGATAATAGCACAAATATTAATGATACATTTGTATTTGACGAACTTGGTCTTAAAGCATGGAATGGCACAGTTGATACAGGTAACTTGCTAACTCATGTTATCTTCCATCCGATCCAGAAAAGTCTTAATCGTTTGATTCAAATTGATTATACTATTCGTGTGCAGACTTTAACTAACTTAACATCACAGGTATAACCAATGACATTTTATATTAACTATACCAACGGTGCAAATTTAACAGCTATTAGCGATGGTACAATCAATAATACTAGCACTAGTCTTACTCTTATTGGTAAGAACTTTCCAACATACGGACAGTTGCTAAACCAAGACCTTGTTAGTATGTTAGAAAATTTCTCTAATGTAACAAGTCCAAGTAATCCACTTGTTGGACAGCTTTGGTATGATAGCAGCAATAATCTGCTAAAATATTATCGTGCGGGTGCTTCAAGTAACTATTGGCAAACTATTACTAATTTAATTTATAATGCAACCGCTCCAACTAGCCCGCAACAAAGTGATTTCTGGTGGGACTCTACTAATCAACAGTTAAAATTCTTTGACCAGTTAAACTGGATTACTGTTGGTCCACAAACTGCTAATGATGGTTTAAATCGTGTTAGTGGAACAAACAGTTTCATCGTGCAGATTGGCGGCAACAATGTATTCACGGTTGATGCTTATGGTCGCGTAAATGCAGCGTATAATCCTGTTGTTCAAATGATTGGCGCAACAAGTTCTTTTTCTAGCAGTGGCATTGGATCACCAACTACATTTGCTAGCAGCACACCTGCTACTATTAATATTGGAAGTTATTTTAACACAGCAACTGGTATTTTCACATGCCCAGTTGCAGGAATTTATCAGGTAGGCGCAAGCGTATCAACTATTGGTAATCCAAGTAGTCCAAACAGTCAACTTAATACAAAAATAAGTTGGTGGAAAAACCAAAGTGATAGCGGTATTCTAAGTGCAGCGATCACTGAAAATGTTGTAACAAGCGGCGGTGGTAGCGTTAGCACAAAAATTCCACTTAATGCATCTGGATATCTACAATGTAATGCAGGTGATATCTTGCAATGTGTGTGGTATGGCGATGTTGGCGACCAAGTTGATAATTCTACTGTAAACCTGAGTATCAGATTAGTTGGATAACCAATAAATACTAGTGTTGGGAATCAGCTATGACTTATAGTGTAAAAAATAGTGCAGGTACAGTTACATATACAGTTGCCGATGGAGCAGCTAATATCAATGCTATAAGTTTGACTTTTATGGGCAAGGGTGAAACCAATTATGGCACATACCTTAACCAGAACTTTCTTTGGCTTTTAGAAAATTTCAGTAATAACAGCAGCAATCCTCCTGCATTTCCTGTGCAAGGTCAGTTATGGTGGGATAGCACCTATAAATTTTTAAATGTTTATGATGGAACAAAGTGGAACACTGTTTATGGCAATCTTGCTACATTAACGGTTAACAGTGGTGTTAGTGTTAGTTCCGTAAGTGCTGGCACAATTGGCAATACTGGTGCTAAACTAACTGGTCTTATAACAACTAATGCACAACCGTATATTACAAGTTTTGGAACTTTATCTAGTTTATCAGTAAATGGAACAATTGCCGCGCCTACAATTGGTAATACTGGTGCTAATATTATTGGAATAATTAATAATAATGCTCAGCCATATATTACTTCAGTTGGAACTTTAACTGGATTAACAAGTAGTGGAACCATTGCGGCATCAACAATTAATGCTGGTACAATTAATACTGGTACAATTAATGCTGGAACTATTGGTAATACAGGTGCGACATTTACTGGCGCAACTGATACGTTAACAGGAGCGAGTCAGGCAGCAAGTTTCACTACTAGTGGCGGTGGTCAGTTAACTGGTTATCTTACTGGCGCTATTGGTGCAAATACAGCAAACAGCGGTGCATTTACGACCGTAACATCGGTAGGAAATATTGTTGCTGGTTATGCAAACACTGCTAGTGGACTAGGTATCGGTATTTGGCCTTCTAATAATCAGTACTATGGTTTATGGAATAATTTAGGTAATCCATCAAATTTTGAATATATGATGGTATCTGGCACCGTGGGTGACGTGGGAACATACGTTAGTAGTAGAACTGGCGGCATTACACATCTTCGTGGACCAGCTAATTCTGGTACAGTGGAGTTAGCATTAACCAACCTTTTAACTTCTGTGAGTGGACCATTGGTTCCTAATGCCAATGCTGCTGTTTCGGCAACTCTTGGTAATACAACTTCATACTGGTCAGCGGTATATTCTAACAATTATTATGGTACTAATTTCTTTGGTACTTCAACTACTGCAAAATACGCCGACTTGGCCGAAAAATATCTAACTGACAGTGAATATCCTGTTGGAACTGTTGTTATGGTCGGTGGCGATGCAGAAGTTACTCAACATGATGGTCGCAGTGTTCGTGCTGTTGGCGTAGTCAGTGAGCATCCAGCATATATGATGAATGGCGATCTTGAAGGTGGAACTTATATTGCTCTTAAAGGACGAGTGCCTGTTCGTGTAACTGGCCCAGTCCTAAAAGGACAATCCTTGCGTGGAGCACCATGGGGCGTTGCGATTGCAGAAGAAATGAGTAGTCCATATACATTTGCTATTGCATTGGAAACAATTGCAGACCCAGTTCAAACTATAATTGAGGCAGTTATACTATGAGAGGTTTATTTCTTAATACAAGAGTAAATGCAGGTAGCGCAACTTATAATAGTAGTGGAAATTTTGTTGCACCTTATAAAGTTCGCACAGTAAAATTTAGCGGACACGGTGGCAATGGCGGTAATGGCGGCGCAGGTGGACAAGGCGGTCGCGGTGGTTCTGGTGGACTTGGATTCGCAGGAAATGCTGGAACTAATGGCAACGGCGGCACTGGCGGACCTGGTGGTGTTGGCGGAAATGGCGGCTTAGGTGGCAAAGGTGCGCATAATAGTACCTGTCAGGCAGCACCTGGCGCTGGCGGAACTGGATTTGTAAACGGCAATGCAGGTGGCGTAGGCAGTACTGATCACTGCGGATACGGCGCACCTGGTGGCACTGGTGGAAGTAGTGTAACATATGGCACTGGTGGACACGGTGGCGCAAGCGGAACTGACAACAACCAATGTGGTCACTCTATCGGAATTGGCGGTGGCGGCGGTGGCGGTGGAAGCGCATTTGCTCCCGCTAGTACTTGGTCAGGAAAATCAGGAAACGCAGGTACTGCTGGAAACGCAGGTGCATATGGTAATGCTGGCGCAGTAGGCGGAACTGGTGGATGTGGTAATACTGGCGGTACTGGCGGAGCAACAACTGTTGGAGCATTGGTATCATTTTCAGGCAACGTTGGGGGCGCTGGCGGCACTGGCGGTTGTGGCGGTTGCGGTGGCGGCGGTGGATATGGCGGAAACGCAGGATCACCTGGTAATGCAGGCAACGCAGGTTCTGCTGGTCAAGTTGGCGGTGCTGGTGGCGGCGGTGGAGCAGGTGGAAGTCACGGATTTCGTGGATTTCCAACTCAGGGCGCATATTCTCCTAATGCTGGCACAAGTGCCAGTGGAGCAGCAAGCAGTGGCGCGGCTGGCGTAAACGGAAATGAAAATCAATGTGGCAGTTCGGGCAGTGCAGGAACCACAGGTTCTGCTGGTAGTGCGGGCAACGCAGGAACTGGCGCTACTGCTGGTGGAAACGGTACCGCTGGATTTACAGGAAATTTTGGTGCCAACGGAAATGCTGGTGCAACTGCTACTATAAGTAACACAAGCAATGCTAATGGCACTACTGTTCCATTTACTACATATGCGGTAACCATAGGAAGTGCTGGTACTGCTGGAACTGGCGGAACTGGGGGCGCAGGCGGCGCTGGCGGAACTGGTGCTGCAAATGGTTCAACTGGATGTAGCGGCAGTTCTGGTGCAAATGGAAATTCTGGTAACAGTGGAACAATAACTATTTCATGGCCTAATCAAGGTCTATAAACGGAGAAAACAATGAGTATTATGAAAATTAAAGACATTTATCTTTGCACTGGACTTGTACAAGATAATAATGAAAATAGATTATCATATGATTGGTTGAAAAATAACAATATTGATTTTACTCATCTTGCCTATTGGCATCCTGATCAACATGCAGAATGCTTGGCAAATTTAAACACTTGGCCTGCAAATCCTCAATTAACTACTTTCCCCTTTATTCATTACACAGAAATTGATAGCGATTATAATCAAACTGTAGTATTCTTAAAAGGTTACGAAGAAATTAGTAACAGCAATTTGGCTGAACTAAGTAAACTATAATGACTCATACAAATGAGCCAGACGTTCGTCGTATGGCCATTGTAATGAGTTGTTATGACAAGTTGCCTTATGAACTTCGTGAATGGATTGCTAATTTGCATTTCAGTTTGCATGACGATCATATTCTTCGTGGTGCCAAAGAAGTGTATAGCTGTAAAGCTTATGTTGAATCCAATGGCGAAGTAACATATAGAAAAGGCAACGGTCAAAATTGATTGGATTTGCATGTTTAAAAGTTTCTTTGGTGAAAACAAACAGGTACGTTTTAGTTGCCCTGAAGAGTTATATGATATAACTCCTAAACCTTATAGTGCAAAAAAATTTATTCCAGATTGGTATAAAGCATTACCAATGCGAATTGACAATCAAGAGAAATTAAAAAATAGTACAATTAAACGATGCGTTCCATTCTTAGATGCAATGGCAGTTGGATATATTATTCCTCTTGCTGCCGATGTGCAAATAGAAACAAATGATGATGCAAGCGGCGTAACTTGGTTTAGTAGATTTGAAAGAGATTTGATTCATAAGCATGGAACAGAACAAATCAGTTCTCCCAAGTCACCACATCCAAATGTGCATAAACCACCTTTAAAATTTATGACTTATTGGATTATGCAAACTCCGCCAGGTTGGAGTACATTATTCATTCCACCAGTTAATCGCCCAGATTCAAGATTTACATGTATTGGTGGATTAGTTGATACAGACAATTATTTTAACTTTGTTAATCTTCCTTTTTTCTTTAATGAACCAAACTATACTGGTATATTAGAAGCAGGAACTCCACTCGTTCAGGCAATTCCTATTAAACGAGATGATATATTAAGCAAGTCTAAGGTTGAAAAATTTACTGAAAAAGATTATAAAAAGTGGGAAACTACTTTTCGTAAAATTAATGTGCATGAAAGTTATTATAGAGACGAGGTTGTAACAAAGAAATGACAGAAATAGTAGATTCACAAGATGATCTTGCCATTTGGAATTATTTTCCATCTTCTGTATATTCAATAATGAAAAAAGATTTCTTGGAATCTTCAATTATTGTCGCTGATGAATATGTTGCAAAGATGATTGAAGAAAACCCAGTATTAGATGAGATATATCCTCTTTATCAAACACCAAATATTCATACTGATCCAAGAATGAAACCATTTGCTGATTATATAATCAATCTAGGATATAATATTCTAAATGATCAAGGATATGATTTAAAGAATTATAGTTTGTCATTCTCAGAATGTTGGGTTCAACAACATTATAAGCATAGCGGTCATGAGCGACATGTGCATGGATATAATAATGTATTAAGTGGTTTTTATTTTTTAAAAACTCCCCAAGATTGCAGCAAGTTATTGATTCATGATCCTCGCACCGCCAAAGAATTTGGTAATTTTTTACCTGAAAAAAATAGCAATTCGTTGTCACTTGCTAGTGAAGTTGTTAATTTTATTCCAGAACCTGGCACTATTATGATTACAAATAGTTGGCTTCCTCATACTATTTCTAAAAATGCATCCAATGAACCATTTCAAATGATTCACTTTAACATTACTGCATATTGGGATGAAAGCAAAAATACAGAACAGGCAGCAACGGTTATATGAACAAGTATCTTATTAGATTTAATAAATCTCGCGGAAAAGAAGGCAGAGGAACGCTTGAACATGTTTGGCGAGTATTTGAAAATGATAAAGAATTTTTGTTAAAGCATGTTGTTATTAATGTGCCATGTCGCAGCGAAATAAGTGGCGATGGACATGGCAATGATGACTGGAACTTTGCTTGCAATGGTGTAATGACAATAGATAAAACTACGAGCACTGCGACAATCAATGAACAGTAACATGGAAATTAATCCAACATTCACTACTCCGATATGTCATGATATGATTGATGTTGACAATAGCGAATTACATGAATTTGCTATTCGTTTACGAGGCATGAGTAGTGGTAGAAAGAAAAGCAATGTTGGCGGTTGGCAAAGCAATGATGTTCAGGATGAGCCTGAACTAGAAAATTTAATCAATGAGATAAATTTTAGACTTGATGATTTAAGTTTATTTGCAGGTGTTTCGCCTGATTACAAATTGCGCATAAGCAATATGTGGATTAACATAAATCCAAAGTATAGTTATAATGCAAATCATATTCATAATGGTTCATTTTTTAGTGGCAGTTATTATATCACAGTGCCAGAAGATAGTGGCACCATTAATTTTGTAAATCCTAGCCCATTACAGCGATTATTTGTTGATGGACTTATCAAACACGGTGGTATAAACTCTTATAACAGGTTTAATGCACAAAATTGGACCATGCAACCGCAGCCAAACATGCTAATATTGTTTCCTAGTTGGATTGACCACAATGTAGGACAGAATCTTAGCAATGACCTAAGAGTAAGCATTGCTTTTAATACCACAATCAAATAAATAATATAAACAGGTTGTAAACAATGTCATATACTTTAACCGTAGTCAATCACACGCCAATCACCATTCAAAATGGTGCAACCGATAATACAACAAGCCTAACTCTTGTTGGTAAAAATTATCCTAATTATGGTCAACTTCTTCAACAAGATTTGATCAATCTATTACAAAGTTGGGCTGGTGCATCTCAACCTGTCAGTGCTGTTACGGGACAGCTATGGTGGAACACAACATCTGGCGCATTACAAGTTTATACTGGTGCATCATTTAAAAATGTTGGTGGGTCAACAGTAAGTACCACTGCTCCAACTGCAACAGCAATTCAAGGTGACTTGTGGTTTAAAAGTGATGATCAGCAGCTATATGTTTATAGTGGCGCTGCATGGCTTCTTGTTGGACCAAGTTATAGTAGTTCACAGCAATTAACTGCGGCAACCGCACTTAGTATTACTGATACATCAAGCGCATCTCATACAGTGTTGGCTTTTTATGTAGGTAATTTCCTAACAGGTATTATTAGCAAAGACCCAATGTTTACGCCACAGGCTACTATCAGTGGATTTTCTACTATTAATCCTGGTTATAATATTAATACTACAATCTTTACTGGCGCTATCCCACTTTATGGTCAGTTGATTACCAACGCTCAACCATATGTAACAAGTCTTGGAACTTTGTCTGGTTTAACCGTTGCAACTCCTATTGTTGGCAGTGTTCTTTATAATGCTGGCACAGTTACAACTGCTGCACAACCAAATATTACTTCTGTTGGTACACTTACTAGTTTGAATAGCAGTGGAACAATTAGTTCTGTTGCATTTAGCGGCGCATTAAATGGCACGGTTGGTGCTACTACTCCAAATACTGGTGCATTTACTACTGCGACAATCAATAATCGTATTGTTGAAGTAGTTAATTCTATTGGTAGCGTTGGAACAACTGCTACTATTGATTGGAGTGCGGGCGATGTTCAAACTCTTACTCTTACAAATAATTGCGCCCTATCATTTACTAACCCGCCAAGTAGTGGTAAAGCACAAACTTTAACCCTAGTAGTATATCAAGACGGAATAGGCGGCAGAACTTTATCCTATCCATCAGGTACTCGTTGGAGTTATGGTCAGGCACCTGTATTAACAAGTTATCCATCATATCGCGATGTGTTATCATTCATCACTTATGATGGCGGAAGCACATATCTAGGTGCATACAGCATGGCAAACGTTGCCCCATAAGGAAGAAATATGTCAACATTAGCAGTATCATTTTTTACAGAAGAACAATATGATTCAAATCTATTAGTAGTTCTTGGTGGAGAAAAAACAGAAGCAATTATTGCAACAAAATCACATGATCCAAAAGTTCTTGGCGTTACCACTGATTTAAATAATTGCGAAATTACTCTTGCTGAATTTGGCAATAACGCAACATTTCCACTTGTTGCAGTTGCTGGTCGTATTGATTGCCAAGTTCAAGGGCCAATTGAAGAAGGCGATTGCGTTGTAACAAGCGACCAACCTGGTATTGGTCAAAAACTTGATCCTACAAAATGGGTTCCTGGTTGTATTGTTGGAAAAGCGGTTAACGCAATTCCTGATGATAGCATACAAACTATTAACATAGTAGTTGGGTTGCACTAAATACTGGTGTGGGAACTATAACATATGGCATATAGCAGCGGCGGTATAATCGAAGCAAACGACTTCAATCTTCGTGCAAACGAAATTAATGCTCTTTGGGGTACTGGTAATGCTGGCAATGGATACGGTCAAACTACCACCATTGCTACAACTAGTATTGGTACTGTTGTTCCTGCTACTGATTGGTCAACTCTAATTGCTCGTATGAATTCAATTCAAAATCACCAATATGGCAGTGGTACTGGTATTACTTCGCCAACTAGTGGCTCTATTATCACTTATTTGAATACGATTGATACATTTATTACTAATATGATCAACAGTAAGTATGTATACGCTAGTAGCGGAAGCACTTTAAATGCTACTGCAAATACAAATGCTACATCATGGTTTACTTCAAGCTTAAAAACATTTACATTTACTTTTGCAAGTGCAGACCAAGCAAGATATTTTTTCAATGCTGGCGGAAGAATTGGTGTTCAAAGTAACACAAACACTATAACAAGCCCGTCTACTGGCACTGCGTGGAATACATTTGTTAATACTGGCTATAACTATTGGTATATGGGATCAAATGCTAGCGTCCATGCTGGCACTGTTGGAACATATACCCGTAACGTTTATACTTCAACAAATGGCTATTATAATTTAACTACTACGCCAACATCATTTCTTACATTGGCAGAAACTGGAACAGGTAACGCAAACTATAATAATAACGTTATCGATCTTAAAGTAGCTGGCGGCGCACCTAACGGCTCAAATGGTGATAAAGGTTCTGTTATCATTGTTCAATTTAGATTGCTTGATAACGATACAAATACTTTTGGTTATACTAATGGTGGTACAACTACTGCAACGCCATTTGTTGTTTATCCAGAAGTAACAAACCTAGCAAACGTCTGGGGCGTTGTAAGCTTCAACGGTAACGTTAACACCCAAGCTTAATTTGACAATATTTAATTAGTCTGTTATAATTCTCTCATGAACACAGAAGAATTGCGTGATGCAGCCAGAGTAGCGTATGACCGTGAACTGGCAAAACAAAATATTAATACTGCTATTGAATCACGAATGACCGTGAATTATAATGGCGGTATGTTTATTGTAACCCAAGAACTTATTGCTTTCTTACATGCTTGGATGCCAACTCCAAATCTTTCACTAAATTCTGATGGCAAAATCTATATGATGGATGCCTATGATGTTCCAGTTAAAGTTCTTCCATACGAACTATTGCACATTTGTCAGCGCCGCTGGTATGAAGTCATGAACGAGTTTGCCGCAGAATACGAAGAGTTTACAAAGATTCGTAATGCTCGTCAACTCTAATGGATGCATAATTACCGCATTTAATAATGAAAAGCATGACCATTTAAGAATGGCGGTGCAAGCGGCTGACCGTGTTGTTAAACATTTAAACATACCCGTGACCATCGTGACGGATGATGAAACCGCTGATGTTAGAACACACGCTCGCATTGTCGCAGCAAAACCAAAGATAAATTTACGAAAAGATTTTACATGGTATAATCTTTCAAGAACCGATCTATATGATATTAGTCCATATGATAGAACGCTAATCATAGACAGTGATTATTATGTTTGCACCCCTAATCTGCTTGCTCATATAAACAGTAATGCAGATTTTATTATGACTCGTGATGTTTATAATGTGCGAACGGGTAAAGTTGAACGATATAAACTTGGCAATACACAGATTGACATGTATTGGGCAACTATTGCTATCTTCAACAAGTGCGAAGAAACGAAGAACATATTTGAAATGGCAAAACATGTGCAGAAGCATTATCTGTATTACAGCCAACTATATGGATTCAATCGTAATCCAGTTCGCAATGATTATATCTTTACTATTGCTTGTCATCTTATTGGTGGATATGGTTTAAAAGATTATGGATTTAAGAAATATCCACTTATTAATTGCGATAATTTTACAAAGTATATAAGTTTTGAAGACGATAAGTTGATTTATCAATATGAATCAACAAAATTATGTGCAAACAAGCTACAAAATTTAGATTTGCACTTGATGAATAAAGGACAATTATAATGGCTAGTGGTTATCTTTGTATTGCACAGAACAATGGTGAAGTAGATTATTTGAAAATGGCTTATCTTCAAGCCCTAAGTTGTAAACTCACGCAAAGCCTAGATAATAATTTCAGCGTTATCGTAGATAAAGAAACCGCTGAATGTGTAACTGATGCACATCGTGCAGTTTTTGATAAAGTTATTGTATTAAATCATGACCTTGCAAAAAACAGCAAGATCAAGATGCAGAATGAATGTCAGGTATTTGCTTATAGCCCATATAAAAGCACGATTAAAACAGAATGTGATATGCTATTCACAACAGATTTAAGTTGGTTATGGAATACATATGCACAATTTACATATAGTTTTACGCAAAGTGTTTATACCTATGATGGACATGCAATTGATAATCGCAAATATCGACAGCAATTTGATGAAAATTTAATGCCAAACATTTATAGTGCATGGACATATTTTACCTATGATACCGTATGTAAAGAAATATATGATACTATGCGTTTTATCATAGATGATTGGGATTATTATCGTGACAATTATCTCGTCAACTGCCGTTATGATGAACCACGCACCGATGAAGTATATGCTCTTGCGCTGAAGATATTAGATATAAAAACAGCCGATACAGGATTTGGTTTTGTTCATATGAAACCAAAATTGCAAAATTGTTTTAGCACGCAGCCTTGGCAAGAACAATTACATTGGGATATTCAACCTGATTTTATTCCAACTATTGGGCATTACAAACAAACAAGACCGTTACATTATGTAGAAAAAACCTTTGTAACGGATGAATTATTGGATAGATATGAGTATGAGTTTAACAGAAGAAGAAATCAAGGCTTGGTGGGATGAAGTTGAACGAGAGTTGGCAAAGCAAGTTTTACCAGAAATGCCTAAATTTGTTCCTCAACCAGAACAGCCAGTAATTTATAATTTTCCCACACAAGTTGTTTATAGTCGCGGCGGAAATGACGTTTATACACTGCATGATGATTATCAGTTTCCCGTAGATTCTGACTATCCAAATGCACAAGGATGGAAACATGTCTGAGTTAATTGATATTAGTGAATTAGATTGTATCTTTTTAAGTTACAAAGAACCAAATGCTGATGCTAACTTTGCATACTTGCGTTCGTTTGCTCCGTGGGCAAAGCGAGTTGATGGTATAGAAGGTTCGGATGCCGCACATAAAGCAGCCGCTGCTGTTAGTGAAACAGAACGTTTTATTCTTATAGATGCTGACAATCAACCTAATCCAGAGTTCTTTAACCAACAACTTCGTATGAACCATCTTAATGATCAATGTGTATTTCGTTGGCGAGCCAGAAATATTATCAATGGGTTGTGCTATGGCAATGGCGGCATTTCAAGTTGGACTAAAAATTTTGTAAACAACATGCGCACTCATGAAGCAACAGATGGCAGTGATCATACTGCTGTTGAATTTTGTTTTGATAATAATTATTGGGCAATGCATGATGTATGGAGCACTACGCTGCCTAACTCATCGCCACAACAAGCATGGCAAGCAGGATTTCGTGAAGGCGTGAAATTATGTTTAGATCGTGGACGCCGCCCATCACCAGAAGAATTTGAAAGTGCCACCTGGCATGGCAATCGTGCTAATCTTGTTATTTGGGCAACTGTTGGCACTGATGTTGAGTTTGGTAAATGGGCAATAATGGGGGCCAGACAAGGTGCTTATATGACTATGTTTGATGATAGTTGGGATTATCGCGAAGTTCGTGATTTCAAAAAACTTGATAATTTGTGGCAATATACAATGGATGATGGTTTGCAAAAGAGCGAACAATATGCAAATATATTGCGTAAGCGTCTTAATCTTGATATAATTAGCATGTCGCCTGAGCAAAGTTCTTGGTATAAGAAACATCAACGAGCATACCAGAATATTGATATCATGCTGCCAGAGAGGGATGTTCATAGTGTCATCAGAAACGCTGCTAGACAACAGTGGTGATAAGGCAGTTGCTGATAGTGAAGGAAATCTTCACAGCGACTTTATGTCCTCTGCTGAGCAAATGCAAACAAAACTTGGTCCTGCTCTTTGCCTTGCAAAGTGGCAACAAACTAGTTTGCACCTAACAACTGGTCATACTAATAGTTGTTATCATCCACCGCTTCATAGGATTGATGCTAATGAGTTACAAGATAACCCCAGTGCGCTCCATAACACCGCTCATAAAAAGACCCAGAGAGCAAGAATGCTTAGTGGAGAGAAGCCAGAAGAATGTTCATATTGCTGGCGTGTTGAAGCCACGGGAAACCTATCCGACCGACATTACAGATCGGGGGAACCTTGGTCTGCTGAGAAGTTTAGCGAGATTTTGGTTCAAGACCCTTTAACATGGAATCCAAATCCAAGCTATGTTGAAGTAAACTTTAATAGTGCTTGCAACTTAAGTTGTTCATATTGCTCTCCGCAGTTCAGCACGAGTTGGATGAAGGAAATCAATGAACACGGTGCTTATCCTACCTCTAATAGCCATAATAGTCCTTCTTATTTTGGGGGTGATCGTAAACCTATACCGAATCGGGAAGATAATCCTTATGTTGATGCATTCTGGAGATGGTGGCCCGAACTCTACCCCAACCTAAAACATTTTCGTATGACAGGCGGCGAGCCTCTTATGGACCGCAATACCTATCGTGTATTTGATTATGTGCTAGAGAATCCAAAAAAAGATTTACATCTTAATGTAACTTCAAACTTTAGCCAGGATGAGTATGTATTTGACAAGTATCTAACTTATGTTAAACACATGTGTGGTAATGGAGTTTTAGAGCATTTCATGCAGTTTGTCTCTATTGATGGATACGGCGAACGTGCTGAATATGCTCGCCATGGTCTTGATTTCAAACTTATGCAGCGAAATGTTGAACGTTTCCTGGAAGAAGTTCCAAGTCGCAATAGTGTTACATTCATTATTACGATGAATGTGCTTAATGTAACAAGCATTCAAGAATTGATGGAATGGATATTGCAACTTCGTGCCAAGTATAGTAAGACCTATCAGCGCATTTGGTTTGATACACCAATATTGCGTGAACCTCAATGGCAATGTATTGATATTTTACCAGAGAGTTATGCTTGGTTCTTACAGAATATCGTCCATTGGATGAAGCCACAAGCAGAAACAGTTACTACGAGATTCAATGGGTTCAAGGATTATGAAATTGCTAAACTTCAACGTGTAATAGATTGGATGCACGAGCATCACCGTGAAGATAAAATTGCAATGGCAGATTTCTATCGTTTCTTTAATGAACATGATGCTCGTCGTAAAACAGATTTTAAAAAAACATTTCCAGAAATGAACGACTGGTATAGCGAATGTAAGTATTGGGCAGATCATAATGCATAAATTTCCACTTTGGCATTGGCATATTGAAAACAGTTCAATATGCAGTTTGCGATGCCCTCGCTGTCCTCGCGCAGAAATTCCCGATACACTAGTTCAAACTAGTCTTGGTTTAGATTTTTTTAAGAAGAACTTTAATCCAGAATTTCTGCAAAACGTGTGGCAGATAAGTTTTTGTGGCGATGATGGCGATCCAATTTATGGCAAAGAATTTGTAGAAGTAGTTGAATATCTCAAAACTACTAAACCTAATTTAAGTCTTCGCATCATTACAAATGGCAGTCATCGTAACGAAGCATGGTGGACGAAACTTTCTATAAATCTAAACCAATATGATGAAGTTCATTTTAGTTTAGATGGTTGGGATCAACGCAGTAATGAAAAATATCGTATCAATAGTGATTGGGACAGTATAGAAACCGCAATTAAAACCGTGCATCATAATAGTAAAGCTATTATGACATGGGCAGCTATTGCTTTTAAATTTAATCAATATGATATTATGACTATGAAAGATTTGGCTGTTAAGTGGGGATTTGATGTATTCCAACTTACATACAGCACCAAGTTTGGTAGTAAGTATCCTAATTACAATACTGATGGCAGTGACGAATTAGAACCATCTGCTGCATATGTTGCAAAAGGTCATAGATTTAGTCGCCAGCTTATTAATCTTACCAACAGAAAACTATTAGATAATGGTAAAAATTTAATTAACACAGAATTATACACCAACGTCAATCGTGATAGCGATATTATTCCACTGTGTAAGATCGGTAACAAAGGTCTTTATATAAGCAGTGATGGGTATTTTTATCCATGCTGCTGGATGGCTAATAGATACAATCATACTCGTTGGCAAGAGTTTCGTAAACCACAATATAATTTGCATGATAGAACAATTGACGATATATTAGGCGATGATATGTGGAATACATTTTTTGACAATTTAAACAATTATGATGAATGTAAAAATAAATGTTGTTCCGCCAACTTTAACAAAGGACATGCTACATCTTGGTAAGAAGTAAGAAACCAGAAGAATCTTTTCTAGAATATAAACAGCGTGTGTTAGATACCAAGAGCGCATCATTTTGTGGTGCTAAATGGTATAATGCAACGATATGGTTAGGAAGCGGTCAAACAACGAGTTGTCATCATCCGCTGCCACACGCTATTCCACTTGATAAGTTAGCATACAATCCAAGTGTATTACATAATACTGACCAAAAGAAAATGGAACGTTTTATGATGCAGACTGGACAGAGACCGAGTGGTTGTGAATATTGTTGGCGTATTGAAGATAATAGCGCGACTGCTATTAGTGATAGACCATATAAAAGTATGATATTCAGTGAAGAAGAATTGACCGATGCATTTAATCTTCCACCTGATAGTGACGTAAACCTTAAAACTTTGGAGATAGCCTTTGACCGTACTTGCAATTTTGCCTGCTCTTATTGTAATCCTGCATTTAGCACGACCTGGGTCCGAGATATTAAGACGAATGGCGGTTATGGCGGGCTTCATAGCGATGGCCGTAATCATTATACACATAGTCATGATTCTAGTCAGCTTTACGGATATACCGATACTAATCCATATGTAGAAGCTTTCTTCAAATGGTGGGAAACCGATCTGCATAAAACTCTTCGTGAACTGCGTATTACTGGCGGTGAACCGCTTATGAGTGGTCACACATGGAAACTACTTGAGTGGTTCAAAGAAAATCAAGGCAAGAGCAATACTAAACTTGCAATCAATTCTAATCTTGGTATGGATGATAAACAGATTGATAAGTTTATTGATGCTGTCAAGGAATTAGATGTTGAAGTTTATACAAGCTGCGAAGCCTATGGCGATTCTGCCGAGTATATTCGTGATGGATTAAATTATAAACAATGGTTTGATAATCTAGTAAAATTAAAAAAACGTGGGGCTGTTAATAAACTTCATATTATGGCAACTATCAATGGATTATCATTGCTGTCTCTTTCTCGTTTCTTAGAACATATGATGGATTTTAAGATGGGATGGGGCAGAGATTCATTGACCATCACATTAAACATCTTGCGTTTTCCAAGTTTTCAAAGCCCAACAGTTATGCCATTTAGTATTCGTGAAAAATGTGCAAATGAGTTAGAAAATTTCTTAAAGAAATTTGAAGACAGCAAATATCTTCATCAAATGGAAATTGAACATATCAAACGATTGATTGATTATTTGCGTAATGTAAATACTCCACACGAAGGCGCAAGTAGTCAGGATATTTTAGAAAAAGATTTTAAAACATTTTATTCTCAGTATGACGAACGTCGTAATAAAAATTTCGTAAAAACATTTCCTGAATTGGCAGAATGGTATGGCAACTTATAATTACAATGGTAAAGAACCGCTAAAGATATCAGTTGATAAATTAAGCGATGCACACAAAGATTTGATATTTGAAAACAAATCTTTTTGCATGTATCCATGGGTTCATCTTCATGCTTTTCCGACAGGAGAGGCATATCCTTGCTGTAATACAGAAATGAGTGAACTAGTCGGCAATACTAGGCAACAAACTATCCAAGAAATTTGGGATGGTGTGCCAATGCAAGATGTTCGTGCCAAGATGCTTAAGGGCGAGGCTGTAAAAGGCTGTACAAGATGTTATGAACAAGAAAATAGTGGTTTCTTTAGTATGCGCATGAGTGCCAATAAACACTTTGGTCATCATATTGCACTAACTGATAATCCTATACCTCCAATGAAAATGATTTATTGGGATATTCGTTTTTCTAATCTGTGTAATCTTCGTTGCCGCAGTTGTGGTCATATTTTTAGTTCAAACTGGTATGATGATCAAGTTAAACTGCTAGAAATAGAACAAGGCAATGCTGATAAATGGAAAACTAGAAATACAAGAATTAATTTTGCTGGCAAAACCGAAGATGATATTTGGGAACAGTTAGAGCCGCAGATTGATAATCTTGAACAGGTTTATTTTGCTGGTGGCGAGCCGCTTATCATGGAAGAACATTATCGTCTTCTTCATGAATTAATCAAGCGTAAGCGTACTGATGTTCGTCTTATATACAATACTAATTTCAGTCAGCTTACTTACAAGAAAACAAATGTGTTAGAATTGTGGCGTGAATTTGATAGTGTAAGTGTTGGCGCAAGTCTTGATGCAATGGGTGCTCATGCCGAATATATTCGCAAAGGAACCAAGTGGTCGCAGATTGAAAAGAACCGTGAGCAAATGTTAGAAATTTGCCCAAAGGTTGACTTTTATATTAGTCCGACCTTAAGTATTATGAACGCATTGCATTTGCCACAGTTCCATCGTGAATGGGTTAATCGTGGTTTCTTACAACCACAAGATTTAAATATTAATATTCTTCAAGACCCTGAATATTTTAGAATTGATGCTTTCCCGTTTCAATACAAAGTTGATATTCAAGAAGCATACTTGGAACATATTGAATGGTTGAAACCGCTTGACAAACTTACCAGAGCAACAATTGGATTTGAAAGTGCTATCAACTTTATGATGGCAGATGATAAATCTCATTTATTGCCAAAGTTTTTTGACAGAACAAGTAAGTTAGACCGAGTTCGCAATGAAAATATACTGGATGCTATTCCAGAATTAGGATATTTGTATGAGTAATTCATTCTGCGTCCTGCCTTTTGTTAGTATTGAAGCAGACCCAATGGGCAAATGTAAAGTATGTTGTTTAAGTTATGATACAATACCCGATATTGATTTAAAAAAGAATACTTTAACCGAAGCATTTAATAGTCCTTATATGAATACTCTTCGTCAACAGTTTCTTAATGGTGAAAAACCAGAGAGTTGCAATCGTTGTTGGAATGAAGAAGCAAGTGGAAGAACAAGCAAGCGCATGCATAGTGAAATGCGTTTACGTAAGATACTGGGTGATACTAAGTTTACTTCTGTAAGCGATGGTGCTCTAACTTTCCTTGATTTGAAACTTGGAAACATTTGCAATCTTAAATGCAGAATCTGTGGAAGTTTTAGCAGTTCAAAGTGGGCGCAAGAAGAAATTGATATCTATTCTGATAATAAAGTTGCTAGAAGCAATCTTATAAATGGGCGTTGGCCTCGTGAGTCAAAGAAGTTTTGGGAAGATTTAACTCAGCTATTGGCAAATACAAAATATTTTGAGTTTACGGGCGGCGAACCATTCCTTATTGATGAGCATTTTGATCTACTTGCTATTGCAGTTGAGTTAGGATATGCCAACAATATTGAAATTCATTATAACACAAATACGACTACCTTTCCAAAACGAGGTTTAGAATTGTGGCCTCATTTTAAGTTGGTTGAGATTGCGTTATCAATAGATGATATTGGTCCTAGATTTGAATATCAACGCTATGGCGCAGTATGGGATAAGGCAATAGATAATCTTCAACGATTTTATGATCTACGAGATGCCAACAAAAATATTAAATTACAATTATGCATGACTTCTAATGTGCAGAACTTTTATTATATTGATGAAATGTGCCATTGGATTGCCCAACAAAAATTTGATTATGTATACTTTAATGTACTACATGATGTATGGTATTTTAGTATTGCTCGTTTAAACGATACGGCAAAAAAACTTATATATAATAAATTAGAAAGTTATAGTGGTCCATATGAACATGAAGTTGCAAACTTATTGCAATTTATGATGCAAGGAGAGAACAGCAATTGTACTAAGCTTGTTGAACAATTAAAGAATAGTGATTTACAACGCAACCAAAAATTCAGTGATCATCATAGTGAGATAGCGGCGGCAATTGGATATGAATGATTTTTGTACTGCGCCTTGGACCCACACATTTGTTTCGCCACAAGGTGAACGGCGTCTATGTTGCGCTTCTCGTGAACCTGCGCAGAATTTTAAACAGTATATTGATACTGCTGGTGGCGATGGGCAATTTAATCCGCTTACATTAAAGGATTGGTGGAATGGCGAACATATTAGAGAAATTAGAAAGCAATGGTTGGCTGGTACGGTTCCATCAGCATGTGAAGTCTGCGATAAAAAGTTACTTAATACCAATGTCTATCGTGATTACTTCGGTCACTTGTTTGGTCATCTTAGATCAGATATACAGGCTAATACAGATAGTGATGGATTCACAGCCCTAGAACCTATTTCTTGGGACTATCGTTATAACAATGTATGTAACTTCAAGTGTCGCATGTGCGGAGACATGCTAAGTTCGGCATGGGAAGTTGAAGTTCGTAAAAATGCTATGGTTGATTTAACCAATCCTAAGAACCATTGGATGCAACCAAAGAACCGTCATGCTATTCGCAATTTTACTCGTGATATAGTCATACCAGAGTTCAAGCAAGCTATTGAAAACAAATCTGTACGTGAAATCTATTGGGTTGGCGGTGAACCATTGTTGTATGATGAGCATTGGACATTCATGCGCCGCATTATAGAACTTGATTATGCAGACCAAGTTCGTGTACGGTATAATACGAATTTAAGTTATTGCAAAGATGGTCAAGGAACCCTTTGGGAACTATTAGATAACTTTCCGCATTGGGAAGTTTGTGCAAGTTTAGATGGAACAGGAGCAATTGGTGAGTATATTAGAAGTGGTCTTAATTATGATGATTGGCTCGTTAATTTTGAACGGGGGATACAGCACCAGCGAAATCCTCGTCAAATGCGCGTTGACTTTACTCTTACTTTACCTGGTTTATTTGACATTGCCAATATTATTAATTTGGTGGATACTCTTAATGTTACACTATTGAGTAAGGTTGTATTTGCCTTCTCTCCTGACATACTACTCAGTCCATTGGCCTTGCCTAGAACGGTATTAGAACCGCTTCTAGAGGGCATACAGGAGCGTATCAAGCCACTCATCACTCATCGCACACAAAGTTTATGGGATACGCTAGAACACCTTAAAACTCGCCCCACATTTGAAGAACAGTTTCCCGATACCTATAAGCGAGAAGCAATTAAAGGAAAAAACCATCTTTTAAAATTGGAATCTATCCGCAAAGATGCTAAAATAAAGATGGAAGATATCCTTGTTGGCGATGTCTTAGACTGGTGGAATAATATATGACTGTAGTAATGACTCTTTGTAATCCGTTAGATAAAACGGATGTATTTTCTGTATTCATTGAACCTAATGATACCCAACTTGCCCGTGATTGGGAAGAGGCGTTGTCAATTGAGATACAGCGCAATGCTATTTTGGAAAAGAATTATTGCTGGCATGGTTGGCCAAATGGCGCTAGAAATCTTGAATATCTGACAGGTGAACTAAGTCGTCATGCGCTAAACATCTGGAAGTTTAATGAACTTGGTATTTGGCAAGCAGCAGGTTTGGCGGATGTTGTAATTGAAACAGTATATACACCAGAAACTGTTATGTTACCACTCACTGACGAGAAGGGCAGTGGCGGACCTAATCATGATGTAATGAACATTGTTCATAATCATTTTGAACATCTACAAGGAACTGTTGAAAATCTAAGTTCATATTATAAAATTGCTCCACCTAATATCAAATATAGCATCAGGCAATTAAACAATCTTTGCCATGAAATTGAAACACTTTGTTTAAGTTTGCGCAAACAAAAACATAATCCAGATTGGGTGCGTCCATCGCAAATTACAACATTCTTAAATGCCAAACGATATAATCTAACCGATGAACATCGTCAAGGATTCTTGACCAATGGGCATGATCGTAAGTTTGCTCATGTTTATATGCATTGGACACAAATTGGCAAGACTCTTATGGAAGTATTTCGTGATGAAAACGCTCCAGTATTAGATCAGGCAACATGTGATGCCATCACACATCTTCAATATTATAGTGGAGAATTTGATATTGAGTGGGGGCGAGATGTATGTTATGGCAAACATGATTGGCATACTAACGAACAAGATAAATTCTGTGAATGGTTGAAGCGTGAAGGATATGATCCTCTTGATGCTAATTTAAGTCTAGGTTATCTTGAAATTGGAAAGATTGATCTTGAAATGAGTTTTGGTACAACCGATGTTGCCGAGATTTGGAAAATCATGGGCGATCATCTTGACATTCTTAGTCTTGAAGTAGATGGCAATCATGCCATGTATGATTATTCTTGGACAGATGAGGATCATGAACAGCGTCAGATTAATTATTTGATGCCAGGTTACAACAGCCATAATGTTTGATATCTATTGGTATGATTATGATGATTGCGATGATATTAAAGAACTAATAGCCAAGGCTATTGCTTCTAGTCGCACTGAGTATATTTGGCTATGTCATCTGGCAGTAGATTATTCTCAATTTAATCTGCGATATCTTCCCAACCGCCATCAAGCTAAAATGATGCATGCGTGGGCTAGTCATGATAACCCAGATTGTTTTACAACTTGGTTGATTCCCCTAGAAAACAGTGGCGACACTGTATTTCATAAGGATATATTGCCAATACTTTATCCTGCCATTGGCAAATGGGAATGGAAAAAAGACCCACTCATAGATTATTCTTCTTTTAATTTTAATTGGTTTCCAAGCGTATGGGATTGGCAACTTAATCATGAATTTACAATGCTTGGCAAAGAGCGTTTAAGCTATACCACGCTAGATAGAGGCAGCAATAACATAAAATATCATGCAGCTAACCTAACTTATAGCGGCACTCATTATGATATCTGTTGCATAGACACAAATAGTCACGAATTGCCCACACATGATTATAAAGTAAGGTTGGTTACAACGATGGAAGAATCGTTGAAGTCTGCAATTAAACGAGCAACCAAACCTTGGTTATGGGTAATATCGGATGTTTGTAAGTATGATGAATTTGATTTTGAATGGTTACCAGAAGAAGGCGAAGAACACCAAATTCATTGCTGGCCAAGTGGCACATGTGAAAAGGGCGATACATTTTTAATCCATGTTCCAAGTTATCTTGGCGATTGGAATCCATCATATAACTTTAATCATGCTCCTGTACAACGAAAGCGTTGGCCTGTATATAATGTTGGTGAAAATTGTTTAGCATGGGAGTTGAATAATTCACCTCGCAATACCGCAATATACACATTATACTCTTTTACTGGCGTTATAGATTATCCAGATGTGTGTCTATGGGATAAACGCCCTGTAGTCAGTCTCAATCGCAGTAATAGCAGCACCCTTGTTCCTCGTGATTGCATTGTAGATAAAGAAATATACGAATATCCATATTTGCTTCGTTATCCAGAATATGGTTTTGATATTCCTGTTGATATTATTTTCATTGATAATAAAGAAAGTTGCGCAAACGATAACTGGAATAGATTATTATCTATTCATCCTAATGCAAAGTCAATCAGTGGAATTAAAGGTAGACTAGATGCATATCAGGCGGCAGCATATCAAAGCGATACGCCATGGTTTATTGCGGTGTTTGCCAAGTGTCATATCTTGGATAATTTTGCAGAACTAAATTGGCAACCAGATTTCTGGCAAGAACCTAAACATTATATTTTCCATAATCGCAATCTTAACACAGGATTAGAGTATGGTCACATGGCACCTATTGCATATCATTGTCAACTTATGTACGAAAATAAAGGTGGACTTGATATGACACTTGCGCAGCGTCATACGACTGTGCCGATCACTATAAGTGAAACTAACCTGGAAGGCGATGATTGGTTAACTTGGCGAACCGCATTTCGTGAGGTTATTAAGATACTACATTATGGCAGAGAAAATCCTAGTGTAGAAAATGAATATCGTTTATGGGCATGGCGTAATGTTGCTAATGGCAGCAATGCTTCAATGCAAAAGTTAGCAGTTAAACACGCAGAAGAATATTATGAAGCTTGCGGCGGTGATGAAGATGCACTAATGTTAACCAGCGAATGGGATTGGCTAGGCGAGCACTATGCTCGTCTTATAAAGCAGCCAACACAGTTGTAATAACAGTATCAACTTCTTCATCGGTTAAATGCCAATGGCTAGGAAGACTTATAATACGCTCAGCATTAGTAATATATTCTGCGTAAGGACATGGTTGATAACCATATGATTTAACAAATCCCTCACGATTAAGAGGTCTGGTATAATGACTACTAAATTCAATAGCAGCCGCTTTTAATGCTTGCTTAACATTTTCTTGGCGATGAGGAGCAATAGAAAATGAATAATAATTCCATGTTCCCCATTCTTTACGAATCGGTAAATCTAACTTATCAAGATGCTTACTAAATGAATCATAATATTTTTTGCAGATTTCCATCTTGCGTGGAAGCATTTCTTTATGATATGGTGCCTTGGCAACAAGCGTTACTGCTTGGGTAGATAACATACGAAAATTTAAACCAGGCAATTCTATTTGACCTTTTGGACCAGTCTCTGTTTTGCCCATTGTACAAATCGCACTCATAATAGTTGGATGAATATTCCTACTAATAAATGCTCCGCCGCCAGTACCGCCAAAATTCTTAAGTGGATTGAAACTTAAACAAACAGCATCTGCAATTGTTTGATCATATTTTTCACTACAGATACCAAAACTATGTGCGGCATCAATAATCCATTTGATATCATGCTTATCACACCATGCGCGAATACGAGATAAATCATTGCCTTGCCCATATAAATCAACAGTGATAAGAGTGCTTATTTCATCACCGTATTTGGCATACATCTCATCTAATAAATTAGTATCTAGCAACCAAGATTCGTCAATATCAACAAAAGTTGGAATACAACCAGCCGCAATAACTGCTTGTGCAGTGGCAGCATATGTAAGGGTTGGCAATAGTACACGAGAGCCGCGCTTGGTATATAACGCCATCAGCGAGGCTATGAGGGCGCTTGTACCGCTATTGGTTAGTTCTGCGTTAGCATCATAATAACAATGTTGAATATATTTCTTTAAGAAATCATGTGATTCGCCACTGTAATAATTGCCGCTTAAAAAAACACTGTTCATGCCACCAAGAATATACATCTTGCAGTCATCATATTGCTCTTTTAGATTATAATAAGAAATCATTTAATAAGTTTCTGTATGCCATCTTCTAGACTAACTTTTGGCGTATAACCAAGATACTGAACAGCCATACGAGTATCCATTGCACCACGACGAGGCATATCATCTGCCAAGTCATGTCCACAAGTAATTTCACTCTTGGTCCAAGTCCAATCCTTAATAACATTTGCGGCATATAATAGCGTTCTTGCTTCACCAAAGCTAACATTGGCAATTACTTTATTAGCAGGCATAATAGCAGCATTGCAAATAGCTTGCGTTAAATCTTCTACATATGTAAAATCAAGTTTTGCGGTCGTATCATCAATATGAATAGGTTCATGTTCTGCCGCAGCTTTTAACCATTTGGAGATAACACGATTGTTATCATCTCGTTTGCCATATACAGCAGTGGGACGAATGATTACCCATTGTTTGGCAATATCTTGCACCAATCGTTCGCAGGCTAGCTTTGCCTTGCCATACGCATTAATAGGACGCAGCGGATCAGTTTCTTTAACAGTGTTAATCCAATTGCCATATACCATGCTGCTAGAAATATAAACCATCTTGACATTAGGATAAGCAGTTAGCATATGTAGGGTGCTTTGGATAGCGTTCTTCCATGCTGCTACGCCATCCTTGGCAAAGGATGCCTGATTAGGATGACAAGCAAGGTGAACAATCGCATCTACATCTTGTATGATTGTGCTGCTGCAATCTGCATTGATCCATTCATCATATGCAAATTCCATGTAGCGACCACGAGCAAGATATAAGTCAGTGTTAATAAAGCGAAGATCATCAATGATAGTAACCTTGTGACCACTATCTTTAAGACGCTTTACAACATGATGTCCGATAAATCCAAATCCACCTGTTACTAATATATGCATATTAAACTGCCATTTCTGCTGCGATTGCTGGATGATGTTTATAATTCATCAACCGAATATCTTCCATTTGTGCTGACCATATATCCTTAACATCACTTAAATCAAGATGAGGAAGATCATATGGTTTACGAGAAATTTGTTCTTTAACTTGTTCTATATGATTATTATAGATATGAACATCGCCAAATGTAAGAATAAGTTCTCCAACCGTTGCTTTGATTGTTTTTGCAACAAGATGAGTCAGTAGAGCATAACTTGCAATGTTAAACGGTACACCAAGAAAGATATCAGCACTGCGTTGATACATTTGGCAACTTAGCACATTATTACGAATATAAAACTGCGCAAACATATGACAAGGTGGTAGCGCCATTTGATTTAGTTCAGCAGGATTCCATGCTGTTAAAATATGACGGCGACCAGTAGGATCACGCTGCAATCCATCAATCAATTCTTTTAACTGGTCAATTTCATCATAGTTGCGAACTAACGCACCTTCTTTAAATGGCGGCGTGTTCTCACCTACATAGCGCCAATGACGCCACTGTACACCATATACACGGCCCAAATCACCAGCATAACGAGACTTTGGACGCCAATAGCTTGCGTTAGCATTTGCAGTCCAGATGGTCTTCTTTGCATCATCTCGTGTGCCATACTGTATCTCTGCCAATCGTCGTTCATCGCCGCTACCTTCAATAAACCATAGTAATTCACTTACCATGGATTTCCATGCTAATTTTTTGGTTGTTACTGCTGGGAAACCATCAGCAAGGTTGAACCGCAACTGCTCGCCAAACATACTTAGCGTACCAACGCCAGTTCTGTCCTTGCTTTCAATGCCGTTAAGAATTATTTTTGAACATAGATGATTATAATTTTGCACGTCGTTTCCACACCTGAAATACTTTATCTTTGCCGTAAGTTTCCCAATCCATTTGGAAATTATGTAGTAATTCTACCACATCTACGCTTACATCGCAATTATAATTATCATCAAATGTGGTCAAATATATCTGTTCAAAAAGGTGCTTGGTACTCTCAATAAGTTTGGCACCACCTATGATCCATATATCTTTGTCAGGATTATTTGCTTTTAATACAGCTAAACTTTGCTCAATATAATTGCCATGAATGATAGTGTGAGCATCACGAAAACTATCAACAGGTTGGTTGGTCACTACACAACAATGACGATCTGGTAACGGTTTGGGCATCTTAGGATCAACCCAAGTATTGCTGCCCATTACCACAATATGATTGCGGGTATTAGTTGAGAACCATTGCATATCTTGCTTGTCATAAGGCCAGGGAAGACTTCCGCCTTGCCCTAGCCCGCCATTTTTATCCACAGCAAAGATTGCTTTAATCATTAATCTAACAGTCTATTAGTTTTGCCTTCAACTTCTTCGGCAATGGCAGAAACATTGAGATGAAAATCAACACATTCAATATCATCAGAAAAAACTTCAAGATAATCTTCTATCATGACTTCTATTTCTGGAAAATCTATACCCTTACTAAGGATAGTGTTGATATCAAATACATGAGATTGCCCATCTTTAAAAGTTGCACTCACTGCTTTGATAAAACGAATGGGAACATCCGAAATCTCTAAATCAGATATTAAATGTTCCCATCGGTCAAAAAATTCATCGCTAAAACTATTATCAGGCACTGGTTTTTGTCTTGGTAGTCTTTACAGGAGCCTTCTTAGCAGTAGCCTTTACAACTACTGGCTTGTCGCCCTTTAGTTCATTAAGCTGTGACTGCATCGCTTGCATAGTCTGCATCATCTGCATCATAACCGCAGTCATATCAGGAGCGGCTGGCGCTGGTGCAACTGGTGCGGCTACAGGAGCAATACCAAGTTCTTCTGCGCTGACACTTTCGCTGACGAACGCATCAGTTGTGGCATTCTTTGCAGGGTCAGCAAATCCTTGCTGATTTTCCATGCGTTCAAGGCGAGCAACTGCTTCTGGTCCCTTGCCAACCTGTCCAAGAAGCTTGTTCAATTCGTCAAGACGAATATTGCTCTTGCTGTTTGGAGTAACCTGTACATTGGCTGCTGGAACACGCTTTAGATAATTTTCAGCACTCAATGCCTGTAACATATTCATGCCATCGCCCATCATGCGACGTTCTAGAATATCACGGAACTCATACGCCTGCTGTCCTTCGTCACTTTCAAGTACCTTCATGACATCATCATGATACTTGCTTGGCATGATATCACTATAAATGACAACTGCCATGTGATTTTCTTCGCCGCTTAATTGACGCTGTACAATGATAACTTTCTTACCATTGACGCTTCCTACATGTTTAAAAAAACTCATTGATTTACTTCCTCTGTTGTTTGTTCTGGTTGTGGATTGTTGGCAACAATAAATGCCTTTACTTTATCATAAACCGCACCTACACTTGATAACTCATCTGCACGAAATGCTCCACGCTGTGCGACTGTTTCCACAATTTGAACCAAAAATGCAATATCAGTGATGGTAATGCTTGGTGGGGTTGCAGCAACTTCGGTGGTTTCTTCTGTCATAATAATCTCCAATTTATATTATTTAAGCATAGAAAAAGGCTCTGAAAAATTTTCCAGAGCCTATTCTTTTAAAGATTATTAATCTTCGTAATAAGCATGAATACCGAATGGTGGTTCGATGGTCTTGTTATACTTGTTATGGATAATCCATACAGTATCACAATAGTTTTCGTCACCCCATGAACCATATGGTTCGCCATCGGTAAACACGATAAAGAGTTTTGGATTTACATCCTCGTTCTTCATCCACTTCCAATTAACTTCAAAGTCAGTGCCACCAAAACCCTTTGCTTCATAGTTGATGAGATCATCACCATCAGCAGTTGTATATTCTACTGGATTATGGATTTGCGTATCAAAGCACCAAATCTTAACCTTGTAATCATCATAAGATTGCATGATGCCGTTGATTTCGCTAAAGAACGCATTCAACTGTTCATTGCTAATAGAGCCAGAAGTATCAATGGCGATGCAAACATCAATAGCCTGATCCTTGCGCATGTTAGGCAGAACAAATCCTTGCGAGAACATCTTCTTGTTCGGAATAGTCCACGTATAATCATTCTTAATGGTGGACTGGATTTGTTGCGTAATGAGTTCACGCCAGTTGATTTTAGGCTGGGTGAGTTCATTGATCATGCGCTTGACATTGCCAGGAACATTGCCAGCGCCTGCGGATTGTGCAGCAGCAAGCATTGCTTCCTTGAACTCGTCCTTGATAGCCTGACGCTCTTCTTTGGACAGCATTGGACGACCCTTGCCATCCTTATCACCATCTTTGCCTTCGCCATCGCCGCTGCCTTGTCCATCTTTTTCAGGGTCAAGATGGTCATCAAGTAACTGGTCAAGCAAATCTTCAATGTTGATTTTCTGTGCGTTCTTGATCAGGTCATCATACACCTGTTCAAAGTTCCAGTCATCATATTTGCGATCATACAGAACAGGCACAACGGTAATTTTTTGACCAAGATTGTACTTGATGCAATCAGCATTAACCACATAGTCCATTGCAATGTTAGCAAGGTCTTTCTGCTTACCCATGCCACGGTTCATATGGTCATAAGCGCAGTGAAGCAACTCATGGCAGAACAAGAACATCATTTGGTTAGTAGGAAGCTTGAGGATGAAATCGCTGTTGTAATAGAAATGGCGACCATCGGTTGCGGCAGTGGTCAGCCAGCTATCAGCATTGACCAACTTGAGCCGCATGGCAAGATTACCAAAGAATGGTTGTTTGAGCACAAGGGCAATACGAGCCTTGAGAATTGCCTGACGAGCATCATAGTCTTTCTTCTCGTCAATGGTATCGCTGAGTTGACCAGCGCCTGGTTGTTTCTTAGCCATGTCACGTTCTCCTATCAATATATACATCATACCATAAATGTATGGGTTGTCAAGCACTTTTTTCTAAATAAAATCATGGAAAATGCCATAAAAATACATACTTTTGAAAATTATAAGAATGAAAAAAATCCTTTTGATGTTTTACATTTCGTAGATTTTGTTTACCATAATACCTGCGAAGATATCTTTAACGAAGATGAAAGAATATGTCTGATAACTGTGCAGTACTTTCAAGAAATCACTGATATTGATACTATTAGAAATTTTTTAGAAAGAAATGATAATAATAAAGTTATATTTTCACATTTTCTAGAGTCTTCATCATTAATAATGAAGCAATTTAAGATTTATAATTTTCAAAAATATATTGATCGTGGACAAATTTCTATTTTAATTTCAGCAGAATTTGAACATCCTAAAATTAAATCCTGTAATATTGATTGTTTTTCTGATTATGTATGTGGTAGCACTGACAATATTAACATTTCATTAAGGTATTTTGATAAAATTTTTGAAAATAAAAATAAACCATATAAATTTCTTTACTTAAATGGCAAAGACACCTCGCATAGAATAGATTTATATCATATTTTAAATAGTAAAAATTTAATAAAAGATTCTCTATTTTCCATGACTAGACCGATAAATTTAAATTTTCCAAAAACTGTTTTGCCAGATGCCTATCAAGATTATTTCAACGATGAAAATTTTTATGTACAATTAGGCAGTAAAAAAATATTTAATACCTATGGATGGCCAGATGGATTATTAAATCCTATTTTATATACTGATACATATTTTTCAATAGTTGCCGAGACTGAATGTTATAATACTATTCATCCATTTATAACAGAGAAAACTTTTAAAGTGCTGTTAATGGGACATCCATTTATGATTTTTTCTTCGCCCTATTTTTATAAACATTTAAAAAATCTTGGATATAAAACTTTTAATGGGTTGATTGATGAAGAATTTGACAATATTACAGATGATGCTGCACGATTAACTTATTTTGCCAATTCTGTTGAAACTTTGTGCAATGGAAATCTAGAAGAATTTTTAATTAAATCAAAATCTATATGTGAATATAATAGAGAAGTTTTTATAGATCATGCGGCAAAATCTCATTTAAAAAATTATGCTTCTATTTTAAATTTTATAAAAAGTATATAAAATAGGGGAGCAGCTTCACGGTCTGCTCCCCTATAACTCGCCCTCACTGATGGAGAACGATGGGGCGAGGATTAGTCACGCACAGCGGCGAGGATATAATCGCCGTTCTTTGCATGATATTCCTTGTAGTTCTTCATCTTGCTAGTCTTCATCGGCATCTTGTAGTTACGAAGAATAGTAGCAAGCATCATGACTTGCAATTCCGTATCCATGTTATCAAGGAAGAAACGGAACACATTGTCAAGTTCCTCGTGCCACTCATTGTTGTCCGCATCCTTCATGCGCTCGCCGCCACGCTTGTCAAACGAGTCCTTCAACTCATAGCAGCAAGATACGGTGAGCGAATACTTTGCGCCGATATCCTTAGCCTTGAGTTCCTTAACCTTGCCAGACAAGATGTCAGAAGGATTAGGCATCTGCGAAGCAACCTTACGGTGTGCAGCAAACTTGAGTGCAACACCTTCGCCAACCGTACCAGACACAAGATCGTTAAGTTCGGTATCGTTAAGGTCTTCTTGCAGCAACTCGCTGACGAATGACCATGAACGAGGCGTAGCAAACGATGCACCTGACGAACGAGGATCAAAGTTGAACAGATCGTTCTTGTTGCAAGTTACATATGCAACCACGTCAGGATTGATAGCATGGTTGATAGCCCAATCATTCCACGACTCAAAGTCAACACGCAAGTTCAAGTGAACAAAGCGGTTAGCAAGTGGCGAAGGCATACGATACACAACACCACGATCAGTATCACGGTTACCAGCGGCAACGATAACAACATTGTCAGGAAGTTCGTAAGTGCCAACGCGACGATTAAGAACCAACTGGTATGCAGCAGCCTGAGTAGCAGGAGCAGCAGAGTTCATTTCGTCAAGGAACAGGAAAACCACAGGATACTGTGCAGCTTCTTCCTTAGAAGGAAGATCAGGCGGAGCATTCCACATAGCGTTGCCAACGGTAGGATTGTAGTAGAGAACGCCCTTCAAATCGGAAGGGTCCATGAGTGCAAGACGCAAGTCATACAACTTACCACCCATGCTTTCGCAAAGGTCTGCAACTAGTTCGGACTTGCCGATGCCAGGTGCACCCCAAAGGAACACAGGACGCTTGCGACGAGCGCAAACCATGACCTCACGCTTTGCAGCAGCAAGGGTAACAGTACGCACTTCTGAAAGTGCTTCATTCGGTTTAGCCATTTTGTTTCTCCATCAGTTGACTATAAGATTAATATAACAGATTATTTGTAGTTGTCAAGCACTTTTTTATGCTAAAAGTGAATTATCTCCACGCCGAACCAATTCATTATAAATGATGATTTTGCCATCTTGAATGGTCTTATCTTCAAGAATAAGTTCATTGTGATATTCGGCGCGTTCAATGAGTGCATATGCATCAATCAAACCAGCAGTGCTGAAAAACCGCACACGAATTTTTGCAAGGATTTTACGAAAGAAATTCATAATGGTCTCCTATTAGAGTGCGCCTGTCCAACGGATGCAGTCAAGTTTACCTTCAAGAACATTGCCACGAGCAAAGTTCATAGCAGGAGCCTTCCACGATGCAGGTTTCAAGATATCGCCTGCACGGAACTTTGGACCATCCTTCTTGACCACGAAAGAATGAACAGAGTTTTGCTTGATGATTTTGAAATATTTGTTGCCTTCCTCAATGCGGATAGAGGCATCAAAATCCGTAATCATTTGCTGAACATGTGGTTCAGATGCACGATTGCCCCACCAAGCAAGATAATCGGCTTTAGATTTTTCAACAAGAGCGGCGAGACCAGATTGCATATCCATGAGAAATCTCCGTTACGCTGTTTATATTCTTACAATATCACAAAATTGGAAGTTGTCAAGCACTTTTTTAGTGAATGGCCATTTTATTGCTTCTTTGCAAAGATAATTATAAAGATACAGCCCAAATTGTCTTGACGATCCTGCACCTTCAAAAATTAAGAACTCGCTAACACTATAACCAATGCGCCATGCGCCAGATGTGCCAATGTCCATCCATGTGTATTTTTCGTCTTCATCAGCCATGTCTTGCTCTCTATCAATTGATTATAACTTAATATAACACGGATTTAGGCGTTGTCAAGGGTTATTTTTTAGCCCCGTCCGTGAGACCAATTGCCACACATTCGTCGGGGAATTTAGCCCACATTTCCGTGATAAGAGCAGCACGGGATTCCTCAATACCAGGAATTTCAGCGATTTCGCTGAGGGTGATGATTTCTTCAACATACTGGGAAAATGACCAAGAATTGCGCATCGCCGTGCTCTCCATCAATTGACTATAACTTAATATAACATAGATTTAGGAGTTGTCAAGCATCTTTTTTGATCCGTACATAATGCAGGCGAGTCTGGTTATTGTCATCATGCTTATGAACACGGGCTGTCAAATTAATGACAGTTCCACGCTCCAATTTCTCGCTAAGAGGAAAACATACGAGACAATTGGCAGCGGTAGTGATAGCAGTATGATACCACTTGTTATAATTGGCACTATACACCGCCGATTTAACGGTAACTTCTTCAAGAATATTGTCACCAATCTGACCAATATGGCGGCTATTTTCTGCCATAATACGAATTTCATCCTGTGCTTTTTCACGCCCGACAGCGTTGGCATAGGAGTTTGGAACACTGGCAACCAGTGCCAAGGTCTTAAAATCCTTTTTGTTAATCTGCTTTTGTTCGGTCAACAGAACCAAATTTCTCCAATAATCATGAAGAGTGCCAGCAACAAGTTCAATCATCTTGCTATCAAGATAATCAAGAATTTCATCAGCAACGATGTCATCTTGTGGCAAAGTGGTAAAATTTACCATCTCTGGATTGAGAAATTCACGCATAAGAACGCCATTTGCCAATTCACCTTCTTTGGCATCATAACGCTTGATATACTTGCCGTTAATGCGCTGAGCAGCTACTGCGGCAGACATGGCATCTTTGAGAGAAATGGTATCAGTCATTGCTAGTTTCCTTTTGCTTCTTACGATTATAACTGCCTTTGCCTTTTTTGGCAAGAACTATTCGCTGACGATACAGCGGTTTCGCTAATTCTCTTGCTTCTGCGCTGCGCATTGCCTTTCTCCATTGCTTATATTTTGAATATAACATGGATTATATATCTGTCAAGAGTTATTTTTTGTTAAAGTATAATAAATTTTCATACCATTTTCCATATACGGCATAAAGTTATTTCTAGAAATCCATTCTTGAAATTTATTTTCGTCATATAAAATTCCAAGTTCATTAAACAAATTAAGTCTATAATTAATATCGTTTATAAAATCATATAATTCACATGATATAATTTTATCATCGTTGATAGCGGTCGTCCAAATATTGTTATTTTTAAGAAATAGATTTATTAAAAAATCTATAAATGAATTTTCGTAAAACCCATCTTTATTGCAGGATAACCGCAACGATAGCCATACTTTGCTTTCTGGTTTTATCTGGCTTATATAAATTATCTTGTATATATTGTCATCAGTTAAGAATATAGAAGGATGATTATGTGTGCCATACCATAAATTATTGTTTGATAATTGTTCAACTTTTCTATTAAATTCTTCTATGTTTTTTATTTTAAGTTCTTTATGCGTTGGACTATCAACTGCATTTGTATTATAAAAATTTAATGGCTCGTTGTTCAAGAGTGTACATAAGATGCCACCGCATCCATTGTCGGAAAAAGAAACAATGTTTGTCATTTTATATTTACATCATGACATATTTTTAATAGCTTGTCCTAGATTTCCGTCGCATAGTTCTAGCATCATTCCAAGTTCGCTATCCATTAAGAATAACTCGCCTTTGCTCATTTGATAAAACCAAGGTGAATTATGAAAGCGATCCATGAGAACTAATTCTTGACCGTTTATCTGATACTTTTTTCTATCAATATTATGTTGATGAAATTTATAACCAGCGTTGCGCATTAGATCAAATGCTGTATTATTAAGTCTAAAACCAAAGTTCTTATTGTTATTATACCAATAAAGAATAAAGATATTTTTCTGATTTATATGTGGAATGAACGCATCTTCGCCATGTGCTAAATGATATAATTCATGCGTCCATTCGGTTTTTGACTTTTGTGTCATTTTGTAGGATAAACAGCAGCGCCACTGTTTAATAACACGACACTAAAACGAGTTGTTTTGAATTGCGTGTTAAGTTTTTTGCAAAGGTTGATTGCATGACCTGGATTTGAGAAACTGCTTTTCTTATATTTTGGTCCACCATATTGTGCCAACATAGAAGTAGTTTTAAGATTTACAGGTTTATTATCCAAGAAAATTGCCCAAATACCTTCGCTAGCCAAAACTTGTTCTGACTTATATGTTTGTTTATTAGTTATTTCTAATAATACTTGAGGCTTTGGTCTTGACATAATTGAATATTCGCTAAATTATTTAGTCTGTTAAAAACAGGCTTAAAATTTATCTCCAATCAATTCTATTTCAAGAACGCTAGAATTTGCCAAATTTTCTTCTAATTCTGCATTCTTGTTTTCAAGTTGCAAAACATAAGCCAGAACATCAGTAAGTTCTCTCGTAACATTGGCAATAGTTTCTTTATCAAACACTAATCCATTGCCAACAACATTTTGACCGCGATTGATAAATTCTCTAATATGATGGGTATTAGGCGGTCTCATTGTTCATGATCCTTAGTCGTTCTTGCTGTTCTAGCTTGGTCTTAAACGGACCTTCATACTCATAGCGTTGAAGTGTAATCAACTTTGGAGTAAATTCTGGAACATAAGTCTTGTTATATTTTATGGCATAATAACCAGCACAGAAATAAGAACTGCTCTTATCATTCTTAGTATAAATTGGAAGTTTAAGCTTTACATTCCATAGAATATTATGCGGCGTATGATTAGTAGGAAAATCATATACAGTATTTTCAACTGAGGGTTTTGCTTCACGAGAGCGACGAACAAATGTAATTCCTTTTTCAGCAACCATTTGCTGCATATCTGGAAATACTTCTACACTATCATCAACAGTGCAGCGAACGCCACTCGTGGTTTGCGCAATGTTTCCAATGCGTTCACCCTTATCGTTTTCAATAACCCAAAAACGATTTTCTACAATATTTTTAGCCTTGAGTTTTGTCATCTTTGACCTTTCCTTCAATCATATCCATAAGTGAATTATATTCACTCCGAACTTCAATGAATGATGCCCATCCAATAGCGGCAACAATATCCATTAAAACACGGTCGTGATCTACATTCCAGTATTCATAAATTTCAAATAAAAATACAGTAAGAATTGCCCATGGAAAGTATTTTACAAAAAAATTACGCATGTGTGGTATCCTTTACAAGTGGTTTGCTAAGAATTTCAGCAAGTGGTTGTACATTTTCACTAAGACGAACTAGTTCATATTTGCCACAGAACTTCATAAGATGCGTACCAATCTGTGACTTAGACTTAGGCTCAATTGCAAGCAATGCCTCATCAATCGCATTGCGAATATCTTCGGGCTGAGCAGTCAAATCAACTAGAACACGGTTTTCTTCATAACGGTCAAGCACACGATGCTCTACGCCATTATGGTCAACCCAACGCTGCAACATCATATTATTCCAAGCCCAACCACGCTTATCGCGGTCAGCATAAGCCTCAACGAGACCAACCTTCTTGGTACTGCCCTTGGTACGAACACCAGGATATGCAGTCATAATATGGTCAGTAGGATCGCCACGCATGCACTTCTCAAAAAGCACAAACTTAGGATCGCCAATTGTCTTGAGTTCATTAGTCTTTTTATCCTTAACTGGCTTGCCATTATCATCATAGAAGCCAGTGGTTGTAATATAATTGTTGCTCAAACCATTATAAATGGTTACCTTGTCACTGAGCAACTGATGAAAGTCACTATCATTGGATAGGATAATATGTTCATCATTAGGATGCAGCGCAGTCCAACGGGCAATAATATCATCTGCATCTGCATGTTCAACTTTGATGATGCTACAATTAGAACGATCATTAATCCAGTTAGTGAACTCTGAATAAACTGCCCAGAACTCTTTATCTTCTTCTGCTTCACGTACAGACATCTTGGCTTTAATATCAGCACGATTTGCTTTATATGTGCCAGTATGGTCCTTGCGCCATGAACGACTTTCAAGGGCAAAGATAACATGATCTGGCTTATACTGACGCTGCATCTTCATGATCGCATTGAACATGATATGCAACGCCAGACCAATCTTTTGCCAAGTGTCAGCGCCACGGGGAGTACTATGGCGAGCACGGGCAAACAGGTTCGCTGTGTCTACAAGAAGATATTTCATGATATTAATATAATCTCTTATTATGGATTTGTCAAGAGTTTATTTAAATTCGCTGCGACCATCGCCTAAATCGGTTCTGGTTACATAGCGGGTGTTATCCATATTAGGTGGATTTTGCGCATTGGAATTAATAATATTGCGGGCTACATCATTGAGCCAAGCATCTACTAGGTCTTCGGGATTAACACCGCGATAACCGCTTTGGCGCAGCATTGCAATAAACTCTGCATTCCAATCTAATTCCATGCTACCCATACTTGGGTTTTTTGGATCAAAGTCAAATCCAAGAACAGATACACGAGGTTCTTCTGATTTTTTTTCTTCTACTTTAGGTTCCTCAACAACCTTTTTAACTCGTGGTTTACGAGGTTTCTTAGGTTTTGGCTCTACGATAGGTTGAGTAGATACCAATGGCGTATCAACTTCTGCAATCACAGCAGAAACATCAGCATCATTAATCTTTGTTGATTTACCAAATAGTTTGTTGAGGAATCCCATAATATTACCTTATTGTTGCCAGCACTGGCGTTGACGACCTACAAAATTGCCCCATGCATCATACACGGGAACCATGCGGCAGAATGTTTGTGGTTGATATTGCTGATACTGTTGCTGATTTTGTTCAGCCATGCTGCCCAAAATTCCGCCAACGATCAGTCCACCGACCAATGGCGCAACCCAATTTCCACCACCACCACCGCCACGATATTCACGGTGTCCATAACGACGCCAATCATCGGCATGTGCTGTCGTTGCGGAAACTAATGTAAGGGATGTAAGTAGGATAGCTAGGGTCTTGCGCATGGTGGTTCTCCAATTGACTATAATCAATATAACATATTTATTGGTCTTGTCAAGGGGTTAATTTAATCTATTACGGTGTTTTTCTTCATATTCTGCGATAACTTGAAGAGCATCCGTAGTTAAAACGGCAACTCCATCATGCATATCTTCGTCAACTGGTATCTCGGCGTCCAAATATTCATATATTTCAGAGACTGGGATTTCTGTCCTACCCAATAGGGTTTGATCCCTAATATATTTCAGGATAAGATATTCAATTTCTTCTTCTGTTAAATCAAGTTCAAGTTCAGGGTCTAGTTCCATTTTGTTCCTCGTGAGTCATTGATAGCAGAACTATATAATGGTTCCATGCTTCTGCAAGTGCTGGATGCTGTTGTTGAAGTTTTACCTGATCACGCCACGGAACCCTAAAAAATGCATCATCAGGATCAATATTTCCCATCGTCAAAAAATCTTTTATTTTTTCAACACGGTTAAATTCAAATTCTCGCCAACCAGCACTATCACGAGGGATTACGCGACCTGTGTCGTATTCAAAATCTTCGTCCATTATCTGCTGCTTATAATGTATTGAACGATGACTTCACTTAACCGCTCACCTAAATTTTCACCATCATTGATGACATGAAGTTCATTGAACAAACGATCCTTATGATTGTCATAACGATGAAACTCTACAATATATCCACCATTGGCAACATGAAGTTTCATATTGATACCATCAGCACCAATTCTATCTGGACCGCCTTTTCCTATCGTTTTGGGACTTGCATCCATGTATATCAAGTTTTGCTGTTCTGGTTGTGATGCTTCCCAAGCCTTCTTCGCTTGTTTTTGAAACCATTTATCAAACCATTTCATTGGAACTGCCTTTCAATATCATCTTCTCTACAAGCCTCGCCATATTGCGTTTCAATAATAACCAGTGGTTCCTTGCCAATGTTTACAACTTGATGCCAATAGCCCACTGGAATTTTAATAGTTTCACCTACTTGTAAAACTTCGGTTCGGTCATTATACATAGTATCGCTATGATTTGTAACAATCCTGGCAACACCACTTTGGACTACCCAAAATTCACTGCGCTTTTTATGTTTTTGATAACTTAAACAATGGCTTGGTTTTACAACCAGTTGTTTTACTTTAACATTGCCAGTATCATATAGGACTGTAAAATGTCCCCAAATTCTTTCTTCACTAATCATTATACTTCTCTCTTTGCATAGGTAGCTTCATTGCAGCAAACGCTGCTGCTTCATTATTATGAAATTGTATATTAACCTTGTCTAAACCGCAAGTTAAAAATGTAAAATCTTCGCCATATTTGTAACCTGCTTCGCCCATAGCATTGCAGATAATACAAGCGGCTTCTACATCCTGATAGTTGGCGTTTAACGCACCGAGTTCATCAAGGTATTCTGGACCAGTTTTGTATCTGGTTCTGGTAGTTAGTGCTTTACTTGGAAATTCAAGTATCAAGGGTTTTTTTGACATATATATGCTAACATAAAAAAACTTACATTCTCTTCATCTGCAAACATAACAGGCAATTCTTGCCCATTATCAAGTTGAAGAAACACATAATCTTGACCGTTACGCAATCCATAATGGTTAAACATATCTTTTAATTGAGACATTGCTATATTGCGTTTATTCCACAGCCCATATCTAGGCGTGTTTTTTAATTTTGCAAGCGGAAATCTTGCAATTTTATTTTCATCTTTGTTATAAAATGAAACATCTAAGTTTGGCACTGGCAATAGTCCGTTAATTACTGAACAGTTCCAAACGACTTCTCAGCGTAAAGTCGTTCATCAATATCCCAGTTATTGGGAATCTTCTCACCACGACGCACTCGTTCAAACTGCGAATACGCATGGGTACTACGCTTATAAAGGTCTGCCTCATTAAAGGCAAAGCCATATTCTACACAAAAAACCTTGAAATTTTCAAGGTCGTTAAAAACACGATTTACATTTGAATTACGAATCATTTGTTTTCTCTTTTATTAGAGGTTAATATTAATATGGACTTGCCAGTGCCATAGTTTTTATATTAGTCTACTTTTTTGTTATTGTCAAGTAATTTGTTATAATGATTGATAGCTTCTTGAAGTTTATTCACGCTTTCACGAGATAATAATACATCATCCCACATCAATTCTGCCCCAAAGATATACTTTAATGCTATCCAACAACGATTTAAAAATGATCTCCAATTACGAGCCTGAACATCAATAATAAAATCTGGTGGAAGTTCATCCCAATTTAATACCGTGACACGAACAACATGCTCTGGTATAGAACACTCACATTCTAGATATACAATTTTATCTTTGGGGTCTAACATTTTTGCCTCTTATGAATTTGCTGGAATTAAGTATTCATACTTAATCAACCCGCTATCTACGGTGATCTTAGCTACACCATCATCACTAAACTGGATGCTCTTGTCGCCTTGTAGATTAAGAATTGAAATGAAAAGATTAACTGGCCATGACCATCCTTTAGTCAAAGTTCCCGTTACTTCACTCTGGAATACAAAGTTACCAGCATGAGTTGAAACATCGCCAAAGAAGAACTTTAAGTTTGTTCCTTCTGTCTTGGCAATGAATGATTTTTCTTCACTATTTGCCTGTGCCTGAAACTTCAATCGCTGAATGTTGGCGACACTTGGTTCCATTGTAATGTTCCAATTTGCGCCACGAAACTTAACAGTCTTCAATTTCTCGTTAATAACTTCGGTAGTCATAAAACGATAATCATTCTTGAAGTCACCGNCTGCATTTTCAAAATGAATACTGGTAGGAGAATTTACACCATTGCGCTGATCACGCTTGATTTCAATAGTAGCATCTTTTGCATATTCTGGAATATTAAGAATAGTGTTCAACTTGCTCAAATTTGGCATACCAAACACGCCAGCGAAATCTGGATTTACTTCATTGAACTTGGCGTTCAAAATAACCTTACGATCTTCGCTAACACTTTCAATCTTGGTTTCAGTAGCATCGCCAGTAATCTTGACGATATCAATAGCACCAGTGGAAAGCGTATGATGAATAATATCTGTTAGAAAGTCTTTCATTGATTTTTTCCTTTGTTGATTATACTATCAAATTTTAGATTAGCTGTCAATAATTTCTGCCCATGCACCACTGATTTTATTCCGTGGTAATGGCTCAGCATTGCCTTTTTGCATCACAATATAACTGCTTCGCACAGGTTGCAAATTATAATTTACCAATACAAACCCAAGTTTTTCTAGTTCGGCAATTATAAAATGATAATCTAAGCAACTATATTGATAATTTATAGATGCAACTTGCGCCCATGGTTGATCATATGGCATAAAGTTAAACACAAACTTTCCGCCATCGTATAAAAGTTTATGAACTTGTTTTCCAATTTCAATGATATAATCTTCATTTGCTGAAAAAAATTCGTTGAAACAATATACTAAACCAAAACTATTATGCGGCAAATCAATAACATTATTATCTGCTATCTCATATTTTCTTAATCTGCGTGTTGCATAAAACTCATTGTCAAGCGAAGCCGATGCTTCTATACAGATATCTATATATCGGTCAGCAACATAAAGAGGCTCGGCAGCAACGGCGTGTGGTAAAAACTGTCCTATGCCTGGAAATAATTCCAATGCTGGTATATTATTGCCAATATACGGCGCAAGAATGCCTATTAATTTCTCAATATCATGTTCATTAAAGAAGTTTGCCTTAACAAATTCTTTTCTCAACTCTAATGTTTGATTTTTTAATTTCAACATCCTTACGCTGTTTAAATCTTTGAAAATTGTTCGCTGCTGTTCTAACTGATCTTCTAAATTTTTAACCAGTTTATCATAGCAATCTGATGCTTCCTTGAAGATATCAGCTTGTTCACGAAATCTTCTTTGGGCAAGTTTTAAATTGTTAAGATGAAACTGAGTTTCAAATATATCCATTATTCAATCTCAAACAAACTGGTAAAGGTATTGGTGATATTAGTTGCATTAGTAATATCCCAGTTTAACACATCAAGTAGATTTTCTACCTTTTGCGTCACGATGGTATCTTCCATCTCTTGCTGAGCAAATGGCATATCCTTGAACCATTGTGGAATACGAGATTCATCGGTTGGATAACCAATACTAGTTAATCCAAGTGGGTTATCTTTTAACTTGCATACAATGGTTTTCATGCCATCAGTGATCTCAATTGAACGAGAATCGCTGTGCATTCTGCGGAGATTATTCCAGTTAATCGCCGCACGAACATGACCTGGCATATTAGCTTTACCTTGTTTCTTTTCTAATGCACCATAATAAGTTAGCTTATTGACTCGCTTTGGAGTTCCTTTTTCCCAACTTGGCAGATTTTTGAAAGTATATTTGAACTCACGCACTTCTTCAATAATTTGTGTACGTTCTGCGCCATCCAAGACTTTTTTAAGAATATCACTTAGAAAATCTTGCACAATCTTTGGAGTATCCGACCGTTTAAGATCAAGTCCCATTGCTTTGACCTTGCCTGTCTTGCCTTCAATATCAAGTCTTTTATTTTCAAGATCATAGATAAGAACAGCATATCGCTTCTTAGTAATAAACAATCCACGAGATGCTACAAGTTCACGACCGCCCTTGATGATAGCACCAAGTTCTGGAGTAGTGTGAAATGCTTCGTACATGAACTTTGGAAAGGTCATATTGACCTGTTCACCAATAGAATCATATAATTGAACGCAAATTTCCTTATTCCATTCCATGCGACCTGCGGCAACCTCGCCTTTAATAGCTGGCCATGCAGAAAAGTAAACAGAATCGGTATCGCCATAGATAATGCTTTCGCCAACATGATCATATGTTCCCATAATCAATTGATTAACTGTGGCATCCATATGCTTTGCAATCGTGCGACCACATAGAGTGGTGCTTTGTCCGATGCGTTGGTCAAAGAAGCGACAACCTGCATTAAGAATAGCGCCATAGAGTGAGTTCAAGTTAATCTTTTTAACCAACTGACGCTTATCCCAGAAAGCAATTTCTTTTGGGTCTTTGGCTTCTTTCTTTTTAGCTTGCAATTCTTTACGCTCTGCATACCAACGCTCTAGCAAACTTGGAATTACGCCCTGATGTTCAAGGTTAAAGATAGTTCCATTTGCACTCAACGCCCAAGGAGCATAGTTGTCAAAGATCATATCAAAGATTTCGGCAGCACTGTAAACTTCGCTTTTACCATTTGTCCAATCAATGGTAATTTCTACGCCAATATCACGGCGCATAACTGCTTCATATTCTAAGGAAGCAAATAAACCTTCCCATGCAGCAGCAAATGACTTGCCATCATCCATCTTTTCTTTAATATAATTGTCAGTCATGACAGGACGCAATTGCCCTACAACTGTTTCTGGCCCCATGTTAAGAGCACGAATAACAGATGGATACAGTGAGTTAATATCAATTGCGCCAATCCAATCATGCAATCCTTTCTTAGGATACGCAACATAGGCACCAGCAACCTGTGTATTGATTTCATCGCTGCGAGGACGGCGATTAGGAACTACCAAGCCGCGACGATGCGCTTCATTGATGATTGCCTGATCTGTTACCGCAACTGCGCCCATCGTTGTTTGCAGCAACACAGTATTATCATGCGCAATTTCGTTTGCCAGATCAAGAAACCGCAGTTTCTTATCTAACTTATTAAGAAGTGCAACGTCCTGACGAGAGTATTCTAAGAATGTTTCATAATCACGGTTATATAACTGGTCAAGAGAACCTTCATAGGCGGTCTTGCGCTCATTCAATTCATATTCACCGATAGCATCAAGACTATAAGAATGACGCTCTTCATAGGTATACTTTTGGTAAAGCAACATATAATCTAGATGAACTCGTCCAACCAAATCAAAGGTTTTGCTTAGTTTTCCATACTTTTCATATTCGCGTTCTTTTGGATATTGATCCCACAAACAGAAACGACGAGTATCATCCTTGCTCAATACACGAGCAACGCGATTAACAGTATAGGGAATATCAAACCCTTCACTGTTCCATCCACTCAGTACATCTGCGTCATCAATAAGTTCTAAAAAGGTAAGAAGTAAATCACTTTCCTTTTCAAAGATAAAAGTGTTTTCAAACTTGGCTGCAACTGCGTTAGCCTCATCCATTGTCATGGTCTTTGGCGGCAATGCAAGCGTAATTAACTGATCCATCCAGTCAAGATACACTGTAATAGCAGTAATCTTAGTGAATGGATCATCGGGGGTACTGTATCCACGGACACTATCAAAGTCCGTCTCAATATCAAAGAAAGCTGTTTGTAGCTGTGGCGAATCTTTGCCTAGATAATTTTCTGCCAAACAACGAAATGTTTGGTTAACATCGGCTTCAAATAATTGTTTACCGCTATGTATTGAAAGTTCTTTACGAAAATCACGGCTACTGCGGCAACTTACACGACGAACAGGAGTATCATAGATACTCTTGAAACTCCCGTTCTCGTCTGCATAATAGAATACATAATTTATCGGATAGTCTTTATAGATGCGTTTACCATCTACTCGTTCTACAACGAATACTTTTTCGTTCTTTCGGTCAAGTAGTGCATCTACATAAGCCATCGATTATTCATTATCCAAGTTGTTGGTGCTATTCAAAATGCTTTCAATGATATCAAGGTCTTCACGAGCCTTGTCAAAGTCACGCTTCTGTGCCATCTTAATTGCCTTTTTAAGGATAGATGGCTTAATATTCATTTCTTCTGCGATAGCACTAATGGTATCGTTAAGTCCACCAGTTAATACTTCCACCTCAGTCATCACTGAGATACTTTCTGTCATCAATTGTTTAAGTTTCGTGCGTTCCTCTGCACTAAAATTCCTAGTCGCCACTTTTTTCTCCTTGCTTGTAAAGTTCTAATAAGGTTTGGTATTGTTCATATGCATCCTTTAGCGTAGGATACTTTTCTGTGAAATATGGATCATCTGCGATAATCATCATCTTATCTGCAATCATCATAACAGTTTTATATAATTTATCAAGATTTATTTCATTATGATTGGTTCTAATAATTGCATCACCTTTATCTTGTGGTGTAATTTGCAATTCTTTACCAGTTATTGATACTGTTGGACTTCCAGTAGATGCCCAACTCAGGGAACCGCTATTTGATAGATATCCAGCACTGCCATTGTTGCCACCACCGCCACCGCCCCCACTGATTAGATATGAGTTCGGTGAACCAATAGCACCAATTGCAGGAGTGTATGTAGTTGTTGAGCCAGCGGCACCAATTGTAGTATAAACTATATTAGATTGATTTGGGACGGTTTTGACGGTCATGCTTTAATTTAGCAGCAAAACGATCTGGGGTCAATTTATATTTTGCAATAAATGCATTATGCAAGTCTTTTGGATCAATTTCAAATGACATTGATATATCTCTCATCAAATCATCAATACTAGAATAATCAATCTTTTCAATCTCACCAAGCTGACTTACAAGTCTGGCAACTGCATTACTCATGTTGGTATCATTTGTTCTATCAATGATATTATCATATTTCCAACGAGCAGCCATTAGTCCACGAGCACCAGCACTAACTGGATGACGCCCTTGAATACCCACACTCATTGCTGCTTCAATAATTTCTTTAATACGCATGATTTATGCTGCTTCAATTGCTTTTAATAGACCAGGTGTAAATGATTTTTTTGCAAAATCTGAAGTGTACAAACTCTGTGTTGCCAGTTTAAATTTTTCAATATCTTCTTCACTAAATTCATATAATCCGCTGCAAAGACTGGCATGATTATTTTTAAAATTAATACTGTCTATAATTGTTTGCTTTCTTTCTTGTTCTGCCGCTTTTTTTGCTGCAATTTTAAAGATTTCTTTATCATCATCACTTAGTGAATTATAAAACTCTGTATTGATTACTATAGTTGTTAAAAATAAACTATGCTTAGTATCTACGATATAGGGATAAGCATCTTTAACTTTATCAAAACGAACAAATGTTGTTTCAGAACCATCTAACTTAACATCCGCTAATTTTTCATCATCTATTCCCCATGATGAATCTATAACAGGATTGATACCAATAGACTTCAATGTTTCTGAAATAACTGGACTTGGAACACAACTAAATGACTTGCCATTTAACTCTTCTAGCTTTGTAACTGGGTCTTTATTAATCATAATTCTAAAGCCACCACTATAAGTGAATGCTAAGCCAGTCATTTGACTTTTCTTTCCTAATGATTTTAATAAATTTTCACCGATTGTACCATTTAAAACACGGTCAACATGATCATGATCTTTAAACAAAAATGGCATATCTAACACATTATAATTTTTGTCTAACATTCCCATGACAGTAGTCTGATATTGCCCCATTTGGATAATATTATCTTTTAGTGACTGATAACCTTTAACAGATTCGGATAAATTATATTTTTTTCTCCAATCTGTTACTGTCAATACTTCAATATTAATTCTATCGTTTGACATTTCACGAATAATATCACCAAATAGATTTGCTGATCTTAGGAATAATTCTACTGGCTCGTGTGCAACTACCCACTTTACGTTAATCTTTTCAGCCATATTTTATTCCTTCGTGCATGTTCTTGCAGATATTTATTAAATTTTACCGCTTGGACGCATAATAGGCGGACGACCTAACTTATCAGTCCTATTACCAAATTTAGCAGCTTGCTTTTGTGTTTCGCCAGGATGAATATCAACCGTCATAGCATTTGCATAACGAGGGTCTTTTGCCATCTTTTTATTGACAGCAACTACGCCAGATGCTTCATCAAGATCAAATAATTCAGTTAATAACATTCAAATCACCATTTTCTGCAAGACCAGTATCTTGCCTTGGTGCGTGGACCTGGATTCTCGCAGTGGTGTCTTGCACGGAAACTTTTACGACGCTTTGGATTACTTTTCTTGATGCGCATATTAGGATCACCAAAGTTAACTTTCTTAATATTGCCACTCTTTGGGTCTTTAACAAATACTTTAAACTTCTTTACATCGCCACGCATTGGTTTGCCAAGCGCAACTTTACGACCATGATATTCTGCTTCGGCTACAAGTGATTCATACAGGTCATCCATAAAGAAACGAACTTCTTTGCCATCTTTACTGAGAACGATATCATCATCGTCTTCATCAATATCCCAACCCATGTTGCTTAACATTTTGACGGCTTGGGCATGTTTGCCTTCATCGCCGTGCCACCACATCTTTGCCAAACGCTTTAATGTTTGTGGATTATCTTGTAGGGAAACTACTTCGCCTTCGTCAACACTTTCGCCCCAATCCTTCTTATCACCATTTTCATGATAACCTTTGGTATATGCTTCAATTTCATGAGGATCAGTTAATTTTTGTTGTTCATGTCCGCCATGCTCGGTTGGAATTAACTTATGTGGCTTATGTGTACGACCATAATAAGAATCAGCACGACCACGATCATATGGTGAACCATGCTTGTGTTCAACATCATCAAGGCTTTCTAATACCTTAAACAATTTTTCATCACCAAGAAGAGTAATACTATCGCCACTCATTTCCATGATTTCGGTATCTACTTCTAGAATATTACCAAATTCTAAAAATATACCATCGCCAATTGCTGGACGATCTTCTGCTATGGCTGTAAGTTTTTCAATTAAAGAACGCATATCACTCATGTTGTAAATCCTAATATATTATTTATTTTGCTTTGGTACTCACATGAATTGGCGCTTTACCAGTGCCGCCACTATCTTTTCCACTGCGTCCTGCTGCACTTTGTGCTTTGCGTTTGCGAGTTGTTGCACTCTTTTTTTCTGCCGCACTCATGCTCTTTGCTTTCTTTGCTGGCACACACTTAGCATAACCACGCTTGCTGCCACTTGTGCCGCATGGTGGATGCTTTCCGCCAACTTTCTTACCAATGTTTACCCATTTTTCTTTGAACCATTTACGTAGTCCGCCACTATATGCCTCTGGTATAATAAGATTGCCACATTCCGCACAATAGTCAAGTTCTTCACTTACGGGAACGCAATTAGGAACTACTCGGCCATTTTTCTTTTTGCTACCTACTCGTTTATAACCAGTCCAGCAGTCTTCGCCAAGTATTTCTTTTGCAATCACTTGCCTCTCCAACCACCGCCGTGTTCTTTATACCATTTTGAAGCATAACCATTTGCATACGCACTTGGATAAACATCATATTTTGCACGAGCCGCTGCTTTTGCACGACTCCATAATGCTGGATTAGTTGGCTTTGGGCCTTTTTTCTTTGCAGCTTCATTCATATTTGTTTCTGAATTGTATGATGCAATGTTATCCATATATTCTTTGCGTGGTTCTCTTTTAGCCCGTTTGTATATTTGGATTAAATGATTGACCATATCTTCTCGGTCATCACCTTCCCAACTCATACCAGTCACGGCTGATTCAGACTGCCATGAACCATCAGCATCTTGCCACACAGCACCAATTTTTTTTCCATCAACTACTACAAAATCATTATCGGCAGCTTCATTCATATCATCGTGTGCAGCACTGCCAACGATTTCATTATAGTTGTCCATGCAAAGATAATCATGATTCTTGCTTAGGGCAATCATCTTTTCAGCAACATCATGCAAGTCTTCATCGGTCTTTGCATCTTCGCGAGCATATTCCATCATACGAAGTAGCAGTGGAATATCCAATGACACTGTATCAGTTGCATCTGCTTCCATTACACTTTCATCATGTTTTGGCTTCTTGCCGCGCTTTTTCATATTGATAGCAATAGCTGCTTGCTGCGCTGGACTGCTTGCTTCGTTTAATAATTTAGTTTCATAAAGATAAAATGAATTATCATTTTCTTCTAGAACTGTATAACCTAATTGCTTCCAAGTAATACCAACTGCTTCAAGGAGAGCATTGATAGCATTAATCTGCCATGCTTCCATATGTTGCCCAGTTTTTACACGCTGAATTGCATTAGCAGCAAAGCCTGGTTCAAGTTTTGCGCCTTTAAGAACTGCTTGAACGCTTTGAACAGCATTATTCCATTCTGGATAATTTTGACGATCAGCCATAAAGTTAACAAGTTCTTTTGTAAGAGCAAACTTTTGATTAGGAGGCGCTTTATTAAGAGAAGCAGCTACATTGCGAACATAATCATTAAGACCTTGTTGTGTTTGTTGCTGTGCCTTTGTTGCTGCTTGAACTTTTGCTTGGTTTGATGGGGCGGCAGCTTGTGCAGTTTGTGCAGCAGCTTGCGGAGCAGCGCCAGCGGCTGGAACAGGGATTCCCTGACTATTAAATGCGCTAGCAATAGTTGCATCATCAACGCCTTGCTTCTTTAAGAATGCGTAAACTACTGCGCTATCTGCGCCACGAGGTTTTCCACTATAACTATAACCTGGACCATTAGTCCATGCTCTCATAAGTTTATCAGTAGTATATTTTTGAGTTATATTTTTTTTACTAAATCTACGAAAAGTATCCATAAATCCAGCTTCTTCAATTGCTCCAAAGATACTATCAACTGCACCTTCGCGCAGAACAACACTATTCATACGCTTTAATTCTTCACTTAGAACCCAAGCAGCAATTGTTCCGTCCTTGTCAATATTTTCGGATAGCTTTGCAGAACCTTTTGGCTGATAACCATCACTCCATTTATCTTGCATAAGTGTTTTTGGAATTACTAGGTTCATGCCTGGTTTAATCAAGTTTGGATTCTTTAACAATCCTGGATATTGCTTTGCATTTGCTTTTACAACTGCATCTAGCTTTTCTTTCCAATTTTCTTTTGGATCAATGCCCATCTTTTGTAGGATACCCCAAATACCTTTACTATCAGCATTTGTTACCTGGTGAACTGTTCCTACGCCACGACCTAACATGCCTGCCTGTTGATCTGGTGATAATGCATTGCCAGCACCACCAAACGCATCATTTGGATTTTGAACAGGCATAGTAGCAGAGCCACTTGGGTTAGCATCAAAGTCATCTAGATTAGAAACAGCGCCTCTATAAACCTGCGTAGGAGCAGGAGAGCCACGCAAATAACTTGCTAATTCACGACCAAGACCAGCAGCGCCAGCAGTAACACCGCCCTTAATCATGGCAGCACTTAGCTTATCACCTTGTAGCAGACGATCTGTCATTTTTAATAGACCTAACACTGCAACAGGAGCAGCGCCACCAGTTGCTAAACCAACGCCTGCAACAAGAGCACTATAGATAACATTTTGAATAATCGGATGTTTTTTGGCAAGATTGCGATATGCATAAACATATTTTGCAACACCTTGATCTCCGCCTGTAGCATCTTTAAGTTTTGTAGCTACGCTATCAAAAGCATTATCAAAATCTTTTACTGGACCTAAATTACCAATCTTAGAAATAATTCCCTGATATGCATTGTTTATAGCACTTGCTGCTTTGCCAACGCCACTAGCTGCCGCACCAGCAGCCTTGCCAACGCCACTAGCCGCTGCTCCAGCACCACTTGCTGCTGCACTTGCTGCTTTACCAACACCACTTGCTACTTTGCCAGCAACTGTTTTCTGACCAGTGGTTCCGCCTTCAATATTAGTAAACAGATCAGTGATTTGATCAACAGTAAGATTAGCTTCTGCAAGAATTTTACCAGCATTTCGCCATTCATTAAAAATAACTTTATCTTCGGTAAGAAGAGTTGATTCAAAAAGTGTATTTTCGGTTAGTATGCTAGACATTTTCATATTAGTTGCTTCCTACCATTTTGTTACCTGGTTTACCTTTATCAGTGCCTTTCCAATAACCAGTAAATTTTGGACCACTTGGTTGCTTTTCAGCATCGCTCATTGCACTTTCTGTTTTCTTCTTTTTCTTTTTCTGATTATAAGTTCCACCAAATAGCGAACCAACGCTGCTGCTTCCTGCTCCGCCGTTGATAGCACCAACTGCCATGCCGCCAGCACTACTTGCGCCAGCACTTGCACTTTCACCAATCACATGAAAACCTTGTTGTTGCTTACTTTTAACTTGCGCAGATGGTACCATAACTGGTGCTCCCTGTACATTGCCATTGGTATCAACTTTTGCCATTTTAACCATGCCTGGTGTTTGTGTTATACCAGGTGCTTTTGGTGGTGTGCCAGGTGTTTGTTGTGTCTGTTGTGTTGGGGATGCAGGCGGTGTTCCAACTACCTGAGTTTCTGCTTCTTGCATTTCTTCTGGATAACGCATTTCATAATCCATATAATCAAATATAGATTCAATATAATCAGCAGCACGAGTTAGCTTGCGTTGAACCCAACCTTCAAGCCCTCTGTTTTCATCAACATTCTTTAAAATTTCATGCAACATAATTGCAAGTTTAGCAGTACGATATAGTTCTGCACGAGCCATATGAACTTCATTATCACGAGGTTCTTCGTTATATGATGGCATCATTTGACCGTTTGGTGCTTCTTGTCCAACGATTTCACAGCCACATTCTTCAATGCTATTGGCATCTTCTGGAAGTTTAATCATATAACGACCAGCATGAGCGGTAGTTAATGTTCCGTTAAAACTTTCGGCAAGTCTAGTTGCCTCGTCATAGTTTGTGATTACTGGTTTGCCATTCTTGGCAAGAATCTTTCCGTAAACATTAGTATCTTTAAGTTCATAATTCATGATTTGTGTCCTGAATTATTTATATTATCCATGATAATTATTTCAGTAAATTTATCTTTATAGACTCCACGTTGTTTTTCAATTGATAAACTTATACCATTAATTGTTGTTTTTTTAATAACACATTTTTTATTGTTAATGCTGTGTAACAATATAATATATCTTACATTATCAGCAACAAATAAGAAATTTTCAATAATTTTTTGTGACGAATTTAAAATAGGCAAAGACCGCTCAGATATTAGTTGAGCATTGTCAAATGAATGACTTATGTTGTCAGACAAATATACTCTATAAGCTATTTCTTCTTCACCATAGTCATAGGTTTCTGGTTCTATTTCTAATTGTATATGATATTCATTCATCAATAATCGCTTGAAGTTCCTTTAATAATTTATCTTCTTGGAACTTGGCTTCACGATTGTATGAATTTTTAATTTTGTTTATTTTTGCGTTAAATCGGCGTATATCGCTGCGAGTGAGTTTTTTATTCTTCTTAGTAAGAAATTGTATTGCTTGGCTTTTAATGTTTGTAGATTGGATTTGTAGATTGCTGTTTATCTGGTACTCTTCCCAAACCTGAACAATTTGTTCCCATTGTGATTGGGCAAGAGGTGTAGTTTCGTCAAACATTTAACTCTCCTCATTAGTCGTATCTCCCCAACTTTGCAAGACTGGTTAACTGTCTTGCAATTGTAGGATAATTTTGATCATCATATTTGATGCCAATTCCGCCAGAACTTTGCCAACTGTTGACATTTCTTCCATAATCATCAACGAGGATGCATGGGTTGCCGCCTAGTGTAGCAAACTCTGCTTTGTTGTGTGTAAGTTCAATATGCTTAGGTGGCATATCACTGAAATGCATACCAACCCACGCTAGCTTGCCTGGTTCGCTGCGTGGATCGCCTGTTAATGGCGTTGAGCAAATATAATAACTGCCAAATTCTTTAATAACATGCCTGACCAATTCACGAGCATGTGGAAGAAGTGGAAGATTAGTCCAGAATGTAGGATGGTCTCGGACCAGTTGCAGTTTTGCCTCTGGATTATCAATATCTTTATAGTGGTCTTTGCCATCAAGCTTTGCCCACTCACCGAAAAAGTCAGCGAGAACTCCATCCATATCTAGGTAAACTCGGAACTTTTGGTATGCCATATGATATTTATCCCTATTATTGTCCATGCCTAATAGTAGCACAGCTTGTGGATAAGTCAAGCCTTATTTTTCCCTTGACAGTTACCTCTTTTATGCTATTATAAGGTATAAATATTACAGGAGTTCACGATGCGTATCAAGGAAGTTATTCCTACAAATGAAGATTTTTCTGGTCAATTTGTGACCACTGCTGATCCTGTTATTTCTCAGGAAGATACTGCTCGCATCCTTGCTGTCAAAGAATCCGATTTTAGCGAACCTATGAGCGGCGATGAACTCGTTGAACACATGAAATCTATTCTTGGAATGCAATAATGGCAACAGTTTTTAGAACATGTGGGCTATTTGATGATACTCTAAAATCACATGGTAGTGCTGTTCTAAAAGCATTTATTGATTTTAAGAAAACCAAAGAAATCAATGCTATGACTCCATTTGGTAGCAAAGATCGTCCGTTTGCTGGCGATGGCCCATTTGGAATGATGAAACCACGCCTTATACATGCTGGTATGACTAAGGATATTAGTTTATTTTATTATATCTCAGGGCAAAATCCACAAGTTATTAGTTTACTTGGTTTCTTTACCCATGACGAAAGCGGCATTGGTCAACCCGCTAAACCTACTCTTCAAAAAGCATTGGTTAAAAAGTTTGGCAATCAGGAAATGAAATAATTATCCAAAAGAGTGGACACGGCGTTCAACTTTTGATACCCATGCCTTACTAGGCTTTCCATGACCTTTATAGTATTGTAGCGGCTTGCCAGTTGTTTTACTGACAAGCGCCCAACGACCTTTTACTTTCTTCAATGTTTCTGTGATAAACTCGTGCGCTCTCATGATACTTGCTTTACGCTCCAACCTGTGAAACCTGAATTATTCGCTAGCGGCCTGAAATAGTGCACCGCATCTTGATAAGACATAAAAGTTCTGTTTTCTGAAATTTGTCTTTCTTGAACAAATAATGCATACTCGCCATACCCACCAGGATTTCTTATAGCAGGTGCACCTGCACGATGTTGATATGGTGTTGGTGATGTGTTGTTAGTTACAGTAATGTTAGGATCATCTGCCCAACTTGGGGTTCCAGAAACAGGTTGGTTTACAATAGCCTCGCCTGGTCCCATATAGAACAATTCTTGTTCATCAGTATTTGGTGCAATTGTATATAACGCAATACCACGCAATCCACCAATAGTTCCGCCCCAACGCATTACAGTACTATATGCTCGTTGGAAATTATTGGCAAATTCTATCGCCGCTTGTTGAGTAGGCGAACCAAATCTATGAACTTCACTGCCATCATCGGTATATTTTATAACATATCGTCCTGCTCGTTGCTCGCCACTTGCGGTGCCTTTTGCAGTCTGTGCGGCTGTTGGTGGCAGTGATGGCGCACGGTCTTCGCCACGAGTAGTAATACGCATAACATCATCACGCAAGTATTGTAAGGAATATTCATCTAATAGATTAACACCAAAACGATCTGCTCGTAAGCCCTTTACGCCCCAATGTTTTTCCGCCGCAGGAGCAGCCATTTTTACTATTTCACTTTGATATGTTGAATACATTTCAACCTGTGGAATGAACACTATTGTTTTACTGTCCATCTCATTAGGATTTGTAGAATAGTATTGAACACGGACCATGCTATAACCAGGATAGCGTAGACTTACATCAGCGAGTGGCATCTGACGGTCATGGGCAAACTTTACTGCTGCCTCAATCATGTCATATGGTGCAGTGCCGTTGATTTTTACTACTTGTTCGCCGTCTTCATTTTCCAAGAAACCATCAACTGGACCACTGCCTATCGGTGCAATAGGCTTACGACGCTCTTGTGCACTGCGTAATTCTCTAACAAGTTGTTCTTTGTCAATAGCACCAGCAGTATATTTGGCAAACAATTGAATAGTGTTATCTTTTTCACCTAAACCACTGCTTACAAACTTATACAATTTCTTTTGATATTCTTGACGAGCATCTTCACTGTCAGCGGCTGCTCCCATAACACGAACATAACGCAACATAGTCTTGCGAATTTCTTCATATTTCTCAAAGTAATTGCCACCAGCACTGCGGAACTCAATATAATTTGGCTTAATGTTTACGCTAACATAACGGTCGCCACGAGGAACCAATAGTTTATTGATTTCTTTTTTAGCAATATCTTCTAATCCGCCGCGCATCTTATCAAGAATTGCTGGTACATTCTTTTTGGCGTTTCTACCACGCACTTCACGCTTTGCTTGGTCAAAACTACTCTTAGTCCATCGTGAACCAGCACGACCAAATGCTTTTAACACATACTCATCGCCAAGCAACATGATTACTTTAAGATGATCAATGTTTTCCATAGTTTGATTAGGAATAGATACACCTATATGGAAACCAGTTGTGCGGTTAGTATAATAATCATTGCTCTTTGCCCAATCAAATACATTCTCTAACGCAGCTAATCCATCTTCTAGGTTCATAGGCGGTGATACAAGTTCAATACCACCATCGCCATCATCATTTGGACTATCTAACGAACTATCTGGTTCAAATATCCAAGTGGTTTCATCACGACTTGCGCCATGATACCCGCCGCTTGCTCGTGCTTTATAACCAGTTGTGCGTCTAAAATCATCTACGACATCATCAATATCTGTTGTTGGTTCTTCTCTACTACTGCTATATGTATAATATGGCCAAGATATTGATTCACGAGTATTGCGATTTATCCAGCGCATCCAATCATACATGTCATCAATGCTATTGCGACTTAAGAATCTGCCCCAAGTATATTCTTCTTTTTCTTCCATCCAATTAGAACGAACATTATCTTTGGCATCATCAAGTTCTCGCTCACTTGCTTCGTCCATAGGTGTATCACCTAATTCTTCTTGAATTGCTTCTTTCCAGTCATCAGTGCCTTCAAAGTCATTATCAAATTGCTCGTATTGATATTCACTAAATGCTTCATAGAACGACTCTAATGCACTTTCAACATCACTGCGGGTATTGATATTACTGCCACCAGTAAAGAAGTTCATAACATCACGCTGACGATCACGATATGATGCATTACTTGGAAACTCTTCGTTGGCATCCATATCCTCTTCTTCTTCCTCTTCGCCTTCTTCGCCGCCAAGACCAGGAATATACATTTCAGTTTCAAAACCAACCTTCATGCTCTTGGCAAATGGTGTATCGGCAAACTTTTCAAGAGATGTTGGACTCATATTGATTTCGTTAAGGATACTTTCTTCAATGCTTTCATTGGGTGATGCAGCAAGTTCAACAGTATAATCTAAACCTTCTTCTGCATCATCACTATCAAGATGTTCTCTCATCCAACTTGCCGCATATCGTCGTGCACCATTTGGAGATGCTGCGCGAAACTCATGCATTGAATTGCCATCAGGATCAACAATATTATATCTTGCACCTTCGGTAGCAGTAATGTTAGTTTGCGGTCTTGGAATAGCATTGCCTGCAATATCATAACCACGATCAATTTCTGCTTGTGAATATTGGCGAGGTTGTGATGCTGGTTGTGCGGCTACTCCGCCAGCAGTTCTCCACATCCATCTTCCAGGTGCAAGATGTCGTTCATTAGCCCAACGCATTGCATATTGGTATGCTGCTGGTTGATCATTAGCAGCAAAACGATGAACAACATTACCGTCTGCTACAATTTCAAATTGTGGTTGTTCTGGTTGTGCTGTTTGTGTGCCATCCCCAGAAATCGGTGTCATTGTATCATCGCTTGCTAGTGTTAGGAACCAATCATTATCACGGTAACCATATTCTCTTGTTAAACGATTAGCAATTTGTATAGCATGCGCTACATCAGCCGCACGGAACTGTGATACAGCTTGATTACTACTTGTTCTGCGGATAACATACATTGGTTGTATAGATGTTACAGGTTGTTCGTCGCTCGTTGATATTGGTCGGCGTGTTAGAATATCATCTGCTTGACCATCACGATCACGAGTATCTCTTAACGCAACTAAGTCAAATGAACGACCACTTGCTTGCACTATGCGTGTGGCAATATCATATACATCACTGTAAGTCATTCTTGGAGATACTACAAATTGTTGAATTACGCTACCAGATACACGACTGATAATCTGGAATGTGATACCACCAATACCTGTATAATCTACATACGGTGTATCATCATCATCGTCACCACCACCAACATTTGGTTGCGGTGATTTTGCTTTTCTGGCAAAATCACGCTTGCTTTGCGCATTTTTAATAAAACTCACCAATGCTGTGCGAGGCATATTTCCAGTAGCAAACTGTGTAAAATACTTGATAGTATCAGTTTCATCTTTCTTATCAGCAGTAAGTAATTTGGCAAACTTCTTTTGATATTCTTTGCGTTCCATTTCTGGATGCAGCGCAATGTTCATAGCATATACAACACGAAGCAGCGTATTCACTACTTCATCAGTGTCCATATCAAGCCAATTACCGCCTGGTGAGCGAAATTCTACACGATTATCTTTTGTATTGATACTTGTGAATTTATCAGTATAACCATTGTGAATAAGTTTAGATGCAACGCTATTCAAGTTCTTACGCATAGCATCAACTGCTTGGTCTGCTTTTCTAGGATTCTGCTTAATAAATGTAGCAATATTATCAAATGCACTTTTTGCATAAGAATTACCAAGACGACCAAACTTTTCAAGAATATACTTGTCGCCTAAAAATAGCGCAAGTTTAACAAAGTCAAGTTTATCTAAACGATAACCTGGTATAGAGATGTTCATATGCAAACCAGTTTTTTCATTGGTATATGCATTGCCATCTTTTGCCCAAGCCTTGACCTTATTGATTTGGTCAATCATAGTTGGAATATCAAGTGGCGGTGATACAAATTCTAAACCTTCGCCACCCTTGCCACGAGTAGGCGATAAACTGCTATCTGGTTCAATAACATACGCATCGTTTGGCTTTGTAATACCGTGATAAGAGCCGCTCTTGATGGTCTTCATGCCAACTGCCTGACGGAAATCACCTACATCAACCGTAGAACGAGTTCTTCTGCGGTCATCATAATCAGGTTCAGTCCAGTTTGGCCAAGATAGCCCAAGATTGTGATCTCTTGCCAAATCACTCATCGCATAACCACCATAGGTGTCATCAAAAAACTTTTCCAGATAATCATCTATGTTATCATCATCTTCAATATTATCACGCCAAGTTTGATAGTATTCTTTTTTAAATGCTTCATATGGATCAATGGCATCTATTTCACTAAACAATTCTTGTTGATTTTTATAATCACGACCATAACGCTTATCAATAAAATCTTGGATATTATCGCCAGCATAGGTATCCCATAGCGGCCCATTGATATAATCTTCCCATTCTTGCTTCATTAAATCAATGGCACGATTTACTTCACGACGAGTGTTGTGATCGCCACTAAAGAAGTTCATAACATCTCGTTCTATACTATACCAACTTTCCGTAGAAATATTTTCATCTGTGTCATAATCTGGTTCGGAATCAAAGTCTTCATATGGATCATAATCATCATCGTCATATTCTTCTTCTTCAAGATTGGTGACGATAAGTTCAAATTCAAGACCTGCTTTTGCATTGGGAATCTTTGCCACTGCCGCACGAAGTGCTGCTGGACTCATGTTTACTTCGTTAAGAATTTCTTCAAGGATCAGGTCTTTGTTGTTTTTCATTTATATATTTACCTGTTATTGTAACCATCCGCCAGAAGCTGGCTTGCTTAAAATCTGTGGTGGGAGACTATGATCATCTGGCTCCACATATAAATCTTTAGCACTATAGTAATTTGAAACACGATCTGCATAAGACTTTGCCCAAGCATATGCTTCACTTGGCGTAGCAAAGCGTTTCGGGTCAGAGAGATTAGAACCATAGGGTGGATCACCCATCCATACTCTATAAATTTTTGTTTTTGCATCTGCTGCTGCTTGTGCCTTGTCTACTTGACGCTTCTGTAAACGCATCTTCAACTCATTTTGGTCAATTAAACCACTAGCATACATAGCAAAGTTTGAAAGTTGGTCATCATCTTGTGGAATATTTTTAGCGATTAACTTATATAGTTTCTTGGCATATTCTTCACGATATGCCTGTGGATCAGCAGCGATTGCCATTACTTGAACATAACGCAATACTGTGTTTTTAATATCTTGGATATGTTCCATGAAGTTGCCACCCATAGAACGAAACTCAATATAATTAGATTTAATATTAACACTAACATATCTGCCATTGCCCATCGTGCGATTAACGATTGCCCGTGCAGTTGTTGCTAAATCGTTGCGTAGTTTTTTAGCATAATCTGCTGCCTTAACATTACTACTGCGTGATTTAAGAAGTTTTTGAACCCCACCAAGACTGCTCTTGGTATATTCATTACTGCCACGATCAAATAAATCTAACACATACTGATCACCAAGCAGCATAATAACTTTGAGTGGGTCAATTTTTGATTGTAGTTCTTCTGGTAAACTGACACCAACATGGAAACCAGTTGATTCATTACCATAATATCCACCTTCACTTGCCCACTGAAAGAACTTATCTAGTGCCGCCATGCCTTGTTGGAATGGCATTGGTGGTGATATAAGTTCAATACCTTCATCAACGCCTTTGATAGAAGAATCTGGTTCAAGAATCCAACTTGTAGCATCACGCTTCACCCCATGATAACCACTGCCATATTTTACTTTTGCACCAATCACTGCTTTCCAACTTGCTGCAAGTTCTTTTGTGGTTATTTCCGTAGGGTCTTGTGGTGGAGTTCCTTTTAGATATGGGTAAAATACATAATCATTTTCTGGTTGTCCCCATTTCATAAACCAATCACTTATATTTTTAATCTTTTTATTTTTAAGATAAGCCTTCCATAACTTTTCATAGTCTTGTGGGTTTGAATCTTCTAACATCTTTTCAATGTAGAGTTTACGAGCCGTTCCAGCAATACTAAATTCATAATCGTCATCTAAATTATCTAATATTTCTTGTTTTATTTCTTTTTTAGTTAAATCCCACGCAAAGTTTTTGTCAATATTATTAACAATCCATTTTAGGTTTTCTGGTTTCACTATTTCAGTTGATACATTTTTATTATTCACAACATATCGGAAAAAATTTTGGTTTATATCACGAAGTTCAACACGAATATTGCCAATATCTTCGGCATCTAACATATCGCCTTGACTTGCCCACGCCACTACTTGGTTGGCCCAATCTTTGCTTGTTGGAAATGGAGCATCACGAGTTAAATCCCAATTGTTAGGGTCTCTGCGAAACTCATATTGTGCACGACTTACGCCAGCATAATCGTCATATCCATCTTCATCTTGTAAACCAGGCACCAGCATTTCTGCTTCAAATCCCATAGTCATTGCTTGTGCTTCTGGTGTTGCTGCAAACTTCGCTAACGAACTTGGTGACATATTCACTTCATCAAGGTCATCAACATAATCTAATTTACTGTTACCAGTATCTGGTTGCACCCAACGATCCCAAGGAAATGTAGCTACTTGACGATCTGGATAATCATTGCCGCCACCTACTGTGCCAATAATAGAACCTTCATGTTCTTCTATATCTTCTTTTTGTAAGGCTTCTGCATCCCATTTCTTGTGCAAAAATGTGAGTAAATCTTTTACATCTTTGGCACCAATCTTGTTCATTGCCGCAATAATTTTAGTAGCAGTTTCATATCCACTATTGCCTGGTTTGCGAGCATTGGCAATTTCATTGCGTAATCCAAGATCATCAGCGAACTGACCACCATTCCAATAGGTTAAACTATAACGCAGTTCATTTGCCTTCTTTGATAATTCACTGCGTTTTTTCTTGAACAACAGTTCTAACCAGGGTTCAAGATATTTCTTGCCATCAAAAGTGCTTACATAACCTGTTTTCTTTTGACCGCGCAGCAACTCTTGTGCGTTACTTACTGATATTGCTCGTTTAGTATCCTGTAACTTCCATGCATTTTCATTTGTATAAAGATAAGTTGGTAATCCACGCTTCTTTGCCACAATCATCAACTGACGAGTGGTTGGACTTGCATATTCACCCTTTTCTTTAAGCAAGACATGAACTGCTGTAATAGCATCTGCTGGTATTGTTGGCTCACGAGAGAAGATACGATCTTCACTTTCGCTATGCTTTTGCTTATCAAATCCTGCCCAATAGTCAATAGCTTTAACAGGATAGCGACGATTAAACCAATTGCCATCAAGGTTAAACATAACAGCAGTGCTGCCAGTAAACTCATGATAACCGCCTACTTTACTGCGTGTTGTGGATAAGAAATAGTTATAACCTTTTGGCGCATATTGTGCTTCAACATTGCCAGTAGAAATGCTTAACATAAACTCATTGTTTTTAAGAATGTTTAATGCTGCACCTACGCTGCCAGTATAGTGAAATAGTACTGGCGATGCTGCTTCATCTAAACTTTCTGTTTCATCTAAATCTTTGCGATGACTGCGCTTGTAGAATGAACACCAACCATTGGCGGCAATATTGCCTTTAACAGCCGAACAACCGTGTGGTGGACGCCACATAGTGCAATGATCGCAACGCTGCCCATCGTGTGGCATATCCTGATACTTTGCTACGGCTTTGGTTGACTTTTCTGCGGCTTCTTTAACAGGATAAGTTGGCAATCCACGCAAATCAAGATTTGTGCCGTGTGTAGAGCCATAATAACCATACGGTTCTTTAATATCGTGTTCTTCAAACTGTGCTGCATCAAAACCACGATTCCATAGCTTAGCTGCCTTGCTTCCAGTTTCATAAGGATTTTGAGCACGGATATTCATACCATTGGTTTTAGATTTTAATCCTTCAAGAAAACCTTCATGATATGGATCAGCATCACTTTCTGGTTCATTACCCCATTCACCTTCAATGCCTGGTGCTTCTGTGATGTTTTCTTGTTTTAATGCACCGTCAGTATTTTTCATAATAGCATGTGCAATCATTGTTGCATTGGCTGGTGTCATAAACACTTCTCGTAGATTATTTTGTGGAATTTTATATTGTGTTAGTAATTGACCTTTGAACTGACTATATGTGCCAACCTGCATATGTGCTCTAACACCAATGCGATGTGGGGGGCGACGATCCTTGTAAGCATACAACGTCACG